CGTTCACCGCGAGAAGGCCAACGAGGCGAAGTTTTCCGCCAATCCGTCGCCAGTCTCCCGAGACCTGTCCGGATGCCCTTAGGTCATGAACCTTCGAAGAATCCGCACTCGGCCGGACAGCTCCCGCAACCCAAATGCCATGAGCATCATTACCTACGGCTACGTCAGCAACGGCCCAACCCGTATTGTCGTAGTGAGATGCGGCAGCCTGAGCACCCGAATACATATCCGCGTGGCCGGTTCCAACCGTAATCTGTCCAACCGAGACGAATTCCCCATCCGAAGTCTTGACCTCTCCCGTCATGAAGTACGGATGAGAATCCTCATGAGGGACGGAAACGCAATCTCCCCCGTAGCCAATGTGGCAGCTTCCCCACTGAGCGGCGTGGCCGTAGACACGTCCGTTCGCATCGATCGTGATCGGGGTAGGAACCGAGAGCTTCGGATCAGCGAACCAGGACTTCGGGGGAGCCCAGTCAAGAGCGGCCGTAGAAGACGCCACAAGCGCGCCTGAGGCACTGGCAGTGAGCGGGGGTGGCTCCCTGCCAGCGTCGGTCAGATGAGCCGCGAGATGGTCATACACGCCCTGTACATCCGAGTCAGGGATGGTCGTTCCGCCCCGACCGCCGTTCAGGACTCCGATCCCGCTCGAACACGCCTGAAGATTCGCAGCACCCGGAGTACCGTCCGCGCTCACTTCGTGATGAATGAACCGGCAAGCGTCCTTGACCACTTCTCCGTCCTCTACGCGAGCGTCATCGATCCACGCATAGGCGTTCCGAGCAGTTTCTACGCTCATGGGGGACGGGAGGCGCGTTTCGTTAGCTGGTCCGTCCCATGCGCCTTCTGAAGTCGGAGTGTCGTGAACGGCCACAGCGCCAAACTGATAGCGCGTGCCTCCTGCAATCACTGATCCTTCTTCGTCCAGAAGCTCGACATAGGCTTCCGCAAACGCGGGAATGTCAACCAGAGTGGCAGCCCTGATTCGTCCAGCATGGAAAATTATCTTTTCGGGCTGAGCGAAGAGAAGCGCCAGGGGGTCATCCTCGTCTTCTCCTGCATTGTCGTCTTCTGGCCAAACGAATTCGACGTCGGCATCAGAAATCGAGTCTGCATCGATCGAGACTCCGCGAAGGAACTTGTCCTTAATCATCTGAAAGACGCGCTGTCCGTCTTCGCTCCGAAGATTGAGAACGCCTTCACCCATGATCTGATTACCGTCTCGCCAGATCGTATCGATTCGACCGACGTTAACAGCAACGGTATGTGCTTCCCCGCCGTGAGAGTCTTCCTTGTTCCACCTAAGTGGAACTGGAAGGTCAGCCCACGTAAGAGCCTCAGGGGCAAATTCCCTTCCGTCTCCTGTAACTACTCCTTCTACAGCAAGGGGACCGCGCCAAGGGGCAGTCCGAGAAGACATGTCGGTGTCGTCTTCTTCGGCAGCGTACAAAGCTGCTTGCTGATCCTGAGCTTCTTCCTCCGTGGCGTGGCACCCCATAAGTTCACCATCCTCAGACTTGACTACAGCCCATGGCGAATCATCGGGACACTCGGCGTGATCCTGAATAACGTCGTACGGCACTTGTTTACTCCTCCCAGACAGCTACGATTGTCCCTCTGCATCGGACACCGCCAAGACAGTTCCGGAATCCTCCTGAGGGATACTGCTCTGTTGCATCTGCCAGAGTTTCGAACGTAGTACCGTCTATGCTCCTGCAAGGCTGGCACACGTTCCGGTCAAGGATCTCCGAGGCAACATACTGACTTGCCTCGGGAGCGGCTGCAAGAACGGTCCTACGACCCTCGTTCTGTGCGGCCGTGATGGCTCCTCCGATGCTTTCCCTTGGACTAGCGTCCGAGAGTTCCGAGAGATGAGTCTCTACTTCTTCCCGTACTTGCTCGGGACTGATCTGGGGGCGACCAATCAGAGACAGAGCCCTACGGATTGCGCTCTGAATAAACGAGACGTTTATCACCCGGGCTGTCACTTCGCTAATGGACCGAAGAAGGTCTAGCCCAATAGCGGCCGTAAGGTTCTGTTCAAGCTCCCATTCCGGAACTTCTACGCCCTGAGCTTCAGCCTCCTCCTGTTGCTGTTCTCCTGCCTCTTGTGCAGCACGGGTCATATGCTCGAACAGAATTGTTGAGATTGCTTCGTCAGGAAGAGAGACCGAAGTCAAGGCTTCGAGGTCGTCCGTCTCGGCAGCTTCAAATATCTGGTTAGCCAGCGTGGTTATCTGACCTTCTCGGACAGCGCTGATCTGTTCCCAGGCTTCATCTAGGTGAGATTCCCAGGATTCTTGCATCCGAACGAAGTCTGTCCGAGAAGCTGCCTCCCACTGATTAGGATTGCGCCGGAACAAAGGGTTCGCGGCGGCCGTAATTCCCTCAGGAGCAAGTTCAATGTCTGTATATTCTCCCGCGAATGCAACCCTGATCCGATCAAACGTAATCTGTCCTAGACGCTTCTGGACTTCCTGAGTCAGACTCAGATCATCTGTATATGCAAGGCAGACGTGAGGAATCCACGGGCTGTACTGAGTCGGGATCTCAATCTCGTTCAGAGCATCAGTCACGAGACCGTGGATGTCCTCAAGGGAAACGTAGGGCTCATCTCGATCTTCTTCAGAGACATTAGCGATGTTGAGAACCCAACACGGATTGTCTCCGTCACCGTTCCAGTGAGCTACGCCAAAGGAGCGCCCGACCACACGAACAGGACCGAGTTCATCTGTCATAGCCGAGACTCGATCGAGAACAGCGTTTGTGACAAGCTCTCGTTCTTGCTCATCCCAATCTGAGCCTTCTCCGAGGAAATACAAAGTCAGGTGAAGTTGTTCCGCTAGTTCCCCTCCCCCAATCCTGAGACGACGTGCGTCTTCCTCAGAAGGCATGAGAGCAATCATCGCGCCGGATAGATGCTCACCCCCTTCTGTGCTGTTTCGACCGTGTGAATGTTGTACGTGCCTTCCTCGAAGATGAAAAAATCTGTCTTCAGCTACGATGACCATTCAACGGCCTTCCTTTCCATCCCGTTGAAAATAGTTCCTCTGTATCATCTAGCGGAGTCTGATCCCCAATTCGAATGATCCCGTTGTCATCAAGAGAACAGGCGTAGATCCCTGTCCGTCCCGGGAAAGCGGTATGCCTGAGATTCAACATCCCCTGTGTAAATGGGCACGAATAAGCGTGATCCTTACACAGAGTCGAATGAAGTAGCTCCCACTGACCAAGACCGTTGAACCTGATCATGTGCTTTTCGTTGGCTTGCCTCATCAAGCGTTCGAGCCGGACGGCGGACGCATCTGGACTCGGAGGAGGCTCGTTCTGCGTGTCAGGCTCAGTCCGCTCCTCAGCCGGAGACGCCTCGGGAGCATCCTCAGACGGCTCTGTAACAGCCTCGGACACGGGTGTCGGTACATCGGCCCCAGTCAGCTCCCCGAGAGCCTGAGAGGCAAGCTCAGGGGCGATTCGGAGCAAGATCTTCCAAGCCTGTTCGGTCAGTTCACTGGTTTCGGGCTTGTCGGATTCGTCAAATCCTCCTTCACGACGCGCAGCTTCCCCAGACAGTTCAAGACGGTCATAAAGCTGAATGGCCTTCTCAGACCTGTCCGGACGGATCGTGATCTCAGACAGGTCATACCAAACAACCATGTCAGAAGGATCTTCTCCGGAAGCTGCCAGCCTCGGGCGTAGATACTGCTTGGTGAAAGCTGCGCAGATTTCTTCCGCATCAGGAGCAATTGCCGTTTTCACCGCCCCTTCTTCAAGCTGCCAAGCTCCCCAGTGATTCACTGCGCCCATACCGGTCAAGATTTCGGCAGGAATGTTGATCTGAGTTGCTAGCCTTCTGATTGCTGACTCTCGCTTTTCGATGATCCGCTCATCAATCTGAAGAGTAAGGTCAACGAATCGAACTCGGTCTACAAGTTCGCCAGGAAGCTTCATCGGGATAGGAACAATGCCTGAGGCGGTACCAGGTTTGGATATAGCCTCTGCCGCAATCTCGATCCATTCAGCCATGAACGGATCTGGTTGATCCGCAAACTCTTCTCGTACAGGAAATGTGATCTCCTCGGGAAAGATGATGATTCCCGCAGAAGCGAGGCGAGAAAGGTACTGAGCGAGAATATGCCTGTTGACTAGCTCAAGTTCCCGCATCGTGTTTCGGGCAGCACGTGAAGCCGAATCGGCCATGTAATGCCAGCGCTTATGGGGATGAAACACACGCATCACGAAGTGATCGGGGCCGAGAGCGCGCCAATCTTGCGTGTTAGAAAGGGTGTTTTCGTCTACAACTTCAACTACGCCGGAACGCTTCCTGACTTCATCCCGGGAGCGAACCTGCCATTCCTCGAATCCATTACGATTCTCTGCGATTACGAATCCTTCTCCGGGCACGTCAAGTTGAGTAGAGAGATCAGCCAAAAGGGAAGGCTGATCTACTGCGCCACCAAGACGAGAAACAAGCTGAACCGCTAGAGAGTCATCATCAAGTCGAATCGGTTCATCTTGAATAGGATCGATGCGAGCAGCATAAAGGCGAACACGCGACATCATGCGTGCTTTCCAGTCTACGCCGTACCTGAATTCACCTAGAGTATCGTAGTAATCCCAGACTTCATTTTGCCAGGATTCAGAGGAAGGTATGAACGATCGGGAAGTTACCCGAGTTTCAATCCTCGTTGCTGCTGCTGTAAGCGCACGTTCGAAAGCCTCGGGGGAGAAGTCTGGAACCTTCTTCCCGAGACCAAACTTCCACCATTGAGCCATGATCAGTCTCCCTGTGCTCTTGTTCCCTACTGTAGCGAAGAGGGCAAGAGGAAACCCCTGCCGCATGGGCGTACGGCAGGGGTCGGGGGCAGCGTCATGCAGGGCTCAGGCTCTCATGCCCAAGCCTGGGAGGCAAGCAGGGAGCCCAGAGCCCATGAAGCAAGCCAGAAGAGCACAGGAAGGGGCACGGAAGCGAAAGGAAGACAGGCTAGGACCAAAACCAAAGACAGCCATCCCGAGGCACACCAGGGACACGACAGAAGTTCCCCAAGCCAGTACGGAGACCATGACCAAGGCTCCGCATAAACAAGAGGATTCCCGTCTTCGTCGTGAGAACTGCCAGCACCCTCAGAGACTTCTTCATCCGTTGCTTCCCGCCATCCTCCGACTAGATTGTCTCTAAGCCAGAGAACGGGCGGGAAGGTGTCCTTAACAACGAGACGAGTAAGTCTGTACGTGCTTAGACTGAGCAGGAAGAGAAGTAGCCATGTGTTCATTGTTCCTCCGAACATGAGTAAGCTCCCTGCCCAGTCTATCAGGCAGGGAGCTTAGGAGGCTTCTCAGGACTTCATGAAGTTGATCAGCTTCTGAGTGATGCCTTTATCGGCCAGTGCGCGGCAGATGTTGCCCCGAACCCAGCATCCCGCCTCACGGTCCCGATTGAATTCTTCCTTGTTGTCCATCCGGTTGGCGAGGATGTGAGCAAGTTCAGCAGTAGAAACCCAACCGTCGAACATCTCACGAGACTTCTCGGTGTCCTGAGATCGGTTGTACTTCGACCACTCAAGCTCAGTAACGCCACCCTCACACACGGGGCACAGCTTCTCAGCCTGCCAGTCACAGGACTCGCAACGATCGGAAGAAGTAGGCTCGGAAAGCTCGCAGCCGTAGCCGTTCCAACCCCCGTGAGGGTAGTCGATGATTTCCTGAGTCCGAGTCTTGCACCAAGAGCAGTAGTACATGGTCTTTTCCTCTCGTCTGTGTTCCTAGGAACTAGTCTAGGGTTCCCCTAGTTCTGTGTCAAGCCATGAAGAAGCCCCGATCCAAGAACTTTGGATCGGGGCAGAGAAGATTCAGGCGCCCTGTTCGTACTTGATCAGAGCCCGAACCACATCATCTACACGACCGTTCTTGAGAGAGGCATACAGCTTGGGAAGACGCTCCGGTTCCTGCCTCTTCAGTCGCCAGAGACCATCCGTCGCAAGGTACCGAGCATCGTCATCGATCGTAAGAGCGTGATCCTTCACCGCGTACAGAGCCTCAGTAAACACAGCCTGATCCCGCTCCATCTGAGCCTTTTCTTCCTTGGTGTAGATCTTGATGAAGCCCGTTCCGTTGCAGGGGTAGCAGACATCCGGGTAACCGTTGTAGCGCCAGAACACGCCGGGCGTAGCAGGGAAGATGCTGCCCTTAGCTTGAGTCCTGCACTTCGAGCACTTCCGCTGCTTCATCTTTTCTTCCTCTCGTCTGTGTTCCTGCTTCCAGTATCCGGGTTCGAGCCTTCTGCGTCAAGACAGAAGTCTGCCCCGATCCAACTTTCTTGGATCGGGGCAGGAGATCAAATCATGTAGTCGAGACCCTTGTCACGGAACCACTTCAGAGTCTCTTCGAACTTCTCTTCGCTCAAAGTCGTAACCTTCTCGACAGAGCGCCAGTCACGAGTAGTGCCGTTGCCGAAGAAGTAGGCGTTTCCACAAAGACGCTTAACACCGACATCCTTGCTGCTCTGCTTGATCCAGTAGACAGGGCCCTTGCTGACGGAACCTGTCTTGACCACAATGCCCGTGAGCCTGACACCATCGTTCTCGGTCCAAATAACAAGGTCCCGAACCTGAAGCTCGCTCATGACTTCCTCTTCTCCTCCGTAGTTCCTAGCTTCTGGTTCCAGTATCCGGGTTCAGGCTTCCTGTGTCAAGTCATGAGGAAGCCCCGATCCAAGAATCTTGGATCGGGGCTGAAGATCAGAACAGATCAGTTTCTGATGTGCTGGCCAGCGTGTAACCGATCTTCTCCCAACCACGGATCTCTGACCGGTAGTCATCTCGGTCCATGTCGTGCATGACGTCCAGGCTCACGCGCTTCAGGTTCACGCGCTCCTCAACAACCAGGACATTGGTGTCCGGGTTCCAGTACAGGTACTGGTGAACATCATCCAGGATAAGGAGGCTGATGAGATCGGAGGGTCCAGTGACGTTCATGGCTTCCTCTTTTCTTCGTTCCTCTAGCTTCTGGTTCCACCTTACGCCTGTACCCGATCCGTGTCAACTCCTCATGCGATGCGTCTTGCTGCTTCCCTGCTTCCGAACGACCCCTTCCCCGATCCGATCGTCTTGACTAGACGCATGTGCCATGGACCCCAGACCATCGCGTCGAGTCTGTCAGGTGACCAGCCGAGTTCGGCATACCAAGTTGTCATCTGAGTCTCTAGTTCCTCGAAGACTCCTACGTGATGCCAACGTTCTTGCTCTGCCAACATGCTGACCGGCTGAGCTCGGACAGCTTTTCCCGTGCTAGCTCGGATCTTCCTGACCGGAATTTGTACCCCCATCTTTTCCATAGCCGTAGTCAGAACAGCCTTAGCCTGATCTCCTCCGTAGTTCACTTCTACGCAAATGTCATCCGTTTCAAAATCTATGGCAGCCTGAACCGCTCTCCGACCCCAACCATCGGGGGAGAGATGACACGAATAGTCGGCAAGCACAAATCCGTGTCGGTCTTCGGACTTGGCCGTAACGACGATTCCCTGTTCTCCCGCTCCTCCGGAGGGGTCTACACCTACCGTCTTACGGATCAATTCGGGAGGCTCAATCACTCGGGCACGTTCGATATGGTCGCGCTTCCAAAGAGCGTTTTCGTCTTCTTCGAGAAGACGGCCGTAGAGTTCCTGTGCTCCGAGACTGGTTCCCGAATAAGCGTCTTCGAGAGCTTCCTTCACATGTGGTTCTAGATGTGGGTTGTCGTACATCGTGGCGTGAGTACGAACAACCGACCGAACCTTGCCTTCTACGAACTTCTTAATAAGAGGCTTTGGCTTAGGCGTAGTTGACGCTACCCAATGAGGACGCTTCCCCGAACGAAGACCGAACCTGAGTTGATCCCAACAAGCGTCTAGGTATCTCCATGCGGCAAGTTCCTCCATCCAAGCCAGACACATATTCCCACCTGCTCTCAGACGTTCGACATCTTCGGGCGTATGCGCGCCGTAGAGCTTGGCCTGAGAGCCGTTCTGCCAACGGACGACCGTTCCTCCCGGAGCTTGTACAAGACGTGCCCCAGAGTCCTTGTGCTTGATTCCTGAGGGTCCCTCGAAGCAGGAAGTAACGGCGTCTCCGAGCGTAGGCGCGATGATCCCGATCCAATGAGGTACTTCCCCAGGAAGGCAAGGAGGACCCTTCACATGCTCGGCTACATACGCGGAACAGGCGTCGGTCTTTCCTGCGCCACGTCCGGCTAGAAGAAGCCATCCATACCAATTTCCCGGGGGAGGAATCTGGTGAGGAAGAGGGGTCCACCTAGGAGAGTTAAGACGGTTGTAGAGAAGTTCAGCGGCCACCCTTCCTATTTCGGATCGTTCAGGCATCTCCTTGACCGGGCCTCCCCGAACTATTTCGTCCGTGATGGAACCAAGTCCAAGTCTTTTCCGGATGGTGCACTATCTTCAGCCCCCGAGCAACACACCTAAGAGTGAAGTGCCAGTCATCCTCTGGAACGTCTACGAATCCAATTTCACGAGCAAGTTTCGTCTTGATGAGAATCGTAATCGTCGTGCAGTGCGGCTGATCATTTGACCAAGGTTTACCGAAGAATTGCGGAAAGGGATCTGAACCGCCATGGACGCGAAACCAGGAATAGACATAATCAGCATCGGTTTCCTTGGCGCACGCTAGAAGTTTCTCAACGTGCGTCGGATCAAGCTCATCATCCGAGTCAAGGAATGCAGTCCATTCAGTCTCAACAAGAGCTAAGCCGTGATTCCTCGTGACTGCCGCTCCCATCCCGTGAACGTCTCTGGCAGGGAGAACCGTACAAGGAATAGTCTGAGCTTCCGCTGAGCGAACGGCACGTGCCAGCATCCCGTTTCGCTCTCGCTCTTCATGAAACGGGATCAGAACCGTAACTTCGTTCATCGGGGGCTTCCCTTCCAATGTCCTTCCCACCCATCTACGACGAACAACTCACGGGTGTCCCATAGCTTGATTCCGTAGTCTGCGTTAGCAGCGAAGAGACCGTCAAAGTAATGGAAGGACTCTTTACACCAGAAAGACACGTGTGTCGGATCGGCTATAGCGTGCCAAGTTCCGACCATGAAAGGAACGATGATCTCGAAGACTCCTCCCGGAGCAAGAACACGGTGAGCTTCGTTCATTACGTCCAACCTGGGCTTTCCGGATGGTATGTGTTCCATCACGTGACTTGCTTTGAGTTCCTGAACCGTATTGTCTCCAGTTGGCCAAGGAACGTCTTGAGCCATTCTGCGCCATTCTCCTTGACCGTGATTAGGATCAAGATTGGTCCAACCAGGCTGTATTAGCGTTCCTCCGCCAATTTCAATCTTCATGTCTATGCCCCACGTATCGAATCCAAGGAGAAGAGAAGTAATCTCCGGGAAAGCTCTCCGGATAAAGACTCGAAAGCCTGAGTGAATATGCTTGAGAAATCTGATCCCTATGAGACCACTTCTCTATATCCTGTTGCCAGGAAAGGGACATTGCCCGAATCACTGGGGTGTGGTGTCTAGCAATAACCCCTGTCGCCCATAGTCCCCAGTGTTCCGGATGATTATTCGCTCTGTAGAATTCGGACTGCTTTCTTATTAGCTCTGCTTGAGCCTGATCCTTGAACAGACCTGAGAGATACTGAGCTTCGAGAAACAAGCAGTCTCGCCACGGATGAGCAAATTGAGCAATAGGCTTGGCGTAGCTCAAGGCTTCCTGAGCGAAACTCTCTGATTGTACTTGGAAAGATGAGTCAATCCAGATAGAGGCTTGAGCTTCTGTATAAAGCCAAGGAAACAGTTTAGCTCTTTTTGCCGCTCGAACAGGATTCAGGTCAGAAGGTTCAACGACTACCCGCCATCCTAGAGCATCTTCAGGAACTCTGTCCGTGACAAGAACCCAATCGACGCATATTCCATTCTGAGGAAGGACGGGATTCAGATTGTCATATCCTCCATAGATAGAAGTGATGATAGAGACTTCATGCATTGGTCTTGTACCAATCAACCGTCTCTTTAAGGGAATCCCAATTCATAGTTGGTTCCCAGTCGAGAAGATCCCAACCGATACGAGTGGAAACGATGTCAGTAGGCTCTTCCCCCTTGCGCATAGGAAGATATTCAATCCCTGCTTCCGAACCAGTGTGCTCAAGAATGAAGTTAGCTACGTCATTTACCGTGACCTGAACTCCCGTACCAGCCTCTAGAAGTTCATCCTCCCCGAACCGCATAGCGTCTACCATCATCCGAGCAACATCATCAACGTGAATCAGGTCTACAGTCTGTGTTCCGTCTCCCCACACAGGGATTGGCTGGTTCGTCCACGCATTGACAGAGAACGCAGGAATGATCTTCTGAGGATGCCCCACACCGTGAGCCTGATACGGACCAAAAGCGTTGAAGGCTCGTACATGCGAGACAGGAACGCCATATGCCTTGTGCCAGGCTGACGCGAGGTTCTGCGCGCAGACCTTAGAAGCCGTATAAACGCTCGGGAAGACTGGAAGCATAGTAATCCCTACGTACCCCGCATCGTGCGTTCTGCACCAGTCTAGGACCCTCAGAGCGCCCTTCACGTTCACGTCTATGGCGAACTCTGGTGTCTCGAAGAGTTCAGACGTGCCGAGAACTCCCGCACAGTGAATGACTGTCTCAGCACCTTCAAGTGGACTCAGGTAGCCCAGAACGTCATTGCCTAGAGTTTGGTCAAACTGAATTACTTCGAAGTCTCGGGACTCTGCTTCCTTGACTACGGCACGCCCGATGAATCCTGTTGCCCCAGTAACGGCGATTTTTACCATGGAGCATGTCCCCACTTCTCTATGAACCGTTCTCGATCTTTGCTAGCGACTTCGTGTAGCTCGGGATAAACCATCATGGTCCCGTTCGGGAACTTGTGCTCTACCTTGCACCAAGGTACAAGAAGGCTTCCGCCGAGACGCCTTGCAGTCCAATCAAGGTCATCATCCCCGTACCACCACACAAACCTTTCATCGAGTCTGAGTTTCGCTTCTCCCCGGAGCATGAAACAGTAGCCCGTAATCCTGTGGTGAAGGTCTACAGGGCCAGCCGACCTATGGAAAGCACGATGGTTGTCGTATTGGTTCGGGTAGCAGAGAACGGAAGAGTTCAGCCGCATCTCCCCTGAAAGCGTTTCGACCAAGTTATGACACGCGATCACATCGTCATTGACAACAAGCGTGTTCCACTTCTCCGTGTTCACTACGCTCTCGGCATAATCGATCCCAAGGTTCCACCAACGAGAGATGTTCATGTCCGATCCAGGATCAGTAATCGTGATCGTGTCTGGATGGACTATCAGCCCGTCTCCATTCTGAACAACCACGATCCGGTCAACCTGATTAACCAGGGACGAGATGCATTGCTCAAGACATGGACGTCCGTTGGAGGGGATTACGGCTATCGTAGGGATCACAGGGTCAACCATTCCTCATTGTCAAGATACCAACGAACTGTCTTCTCTAGACTGTCTTCGAACGAAACAGGAGCCTCCCAACCGATAGAAGCCATGCGTGTACCGTCCAGTGCATAGCGGAGATCGTGACCGGGACGGGATTCATGGAAATTAACCGGCTGAATGTCAGCCTTCTTTCCGATGAATCCTTCAACGAGTTGGATCATCTCGTCATTTCGAACTTCCTTCTCCCCAACTACATTGAACCGAGAAGGCGCAGTGTACTTCGGGTACATTTGCGGCTCGATCTCGTTCATCAGATACAACCACGCATCGGCCAAGTTTCGCGCATGAAGGTAGAAACGAGAGCCCGGAACGCCTTCAGGAGAAACGTGCAATGGGATAGGTGCTTCCGAATGCACGCTCTTGATAATCTTGGGTACGAACTTCTCGGGGTCTTGCATTTCCCCGATGATGTTCATCGTGTTGGTGATGACGACGGGAACACCATAAGTACGCCAATACGAGAAGCAGATGGCTTCCTGAACAGCCTTAGAAGCCGAGTACGGGTTAGAAGGCTTGATAGCCTCCCATTCCATGTGCCTATGGTCTCGATTTGCTGGTCCGTAGACTTCATCGGTACTCATCTGAAGTACCATCTTGGGCTTAACCACACGAGCGAATTCGAGAACATTCAGAATCAGATCTGTGTTGTTCCGGATGAATGACCCCGGAGTTTCAATAGACCTATCTACGTGAGATTCGCTGGCCACATTCAGAATGTAGTCAACAGGCCCAATCCGTCCGGCTGTGATTTTGTCAACGGGCGTAGTGAGATCCCAAAGAACGATATCGAGTCGAGACAACTGGTCTTCGAGACCGTCAACAGTCTGGTTCAGTCGAGGCATAATGCCCTTGTGCTTGAACGTCACAGCACAAACGATCTCGTGATCAGTATTCACGAGAAGATGCCTGAGGACGTGCGCCCCCACGAACCCGGAAGCTCCGGTAAGAAGTATCCTGCCCATGGGACCAGCCTAGCAAGCGGAAGACCCTCAGGGACGGCCCCTGAGGGTCTGTGTTCACGCCTGAGTCTCTTCCGAGAGGAGCACGGACAGTTCCCCCGCTCTTCGACTTGCAGAGGCGTACGCGAGCCTGTAGCGGTTCATAATTTCTGTCGTCCTTTTCAGTTCCTCGGACAAGGACAAGAACCGATCACTCAAGTCCACGAACTGAGCCTGAGCAGTGGCGCGCGCTTCTCGGATTCGATCCGATTCTTCTTCGTCAGTCAAGTGTAAAAAACCGCTCATAGTCTCTTCCCTGAGCCGATGCGTTTAGAACAATATATGTCGGAGAATTCTGATCCTCGTTATTCTGATCTAGAATATCGAACAGAATTCCTCGAACGAAATCTGACAGAAGAGAGTCAAACTGTTCCTTGTCGGGATGCTCGGCGACATCAACCCATTCAGCCAAATCCTTATAGGCTTCCTTCACATCAGTCATGCCAGATCTCCCGTTCTATCTGACGGAGCTTCTCTATCGCGGAGTGTTTTCCGGATTCCTCGCCTCGGGACTGAATAGGGACTTCCTGAGAAATACGATCTCCAATCGAGTGAAGAAGATTAACCAGCTCTTCCTTAAACTCGTCTTGCTGCTCTTCGTCCACCCAGCCAAGAAATTCGTTCAGGTATTCTTTGAACTTACTCACTTGGTTCATCCTTAGCCTTATCCTTATTACTGAGGGTTTCAACGAGATCAGAAACCATCTTTTTAAGTTCGGGATCTCGGTTCATAGCCTCCTTCAAACGCTCCCGCGCCTTTGCGTCTCGATCCCATTCAGTCACTTCTTTTCGCCCTTTACCACACGAAAAGTAGAACGTCGTCCGCTGGCTTCTCGGGCCGTAGTTGATGGAACGCTTCGGTTGAAGTTCTCCCGAGTCTTGGCATCTTCCTCGGACACGTCCGGATTGGTTCGGCCAAAAGGAATGATTTTACCCACGTCAGTAATTCCTCACTGTGTTCGGACTAATCCCGTATTCCTTCCCACAGGGTTAGTTTAGCTTAATCGATCTTGAATGTCAAATCGAAAGGGGCTCTGCCTCCTAAGAAACAGAGCCCCTTCTGACTCTTCTCCTTACATCTTTACTGCGAGTACATAAACAGCGTACTCATCAGCAGAAGGAGGAGCAGAGAAAGTCACGCTCAGAGAATTACGATCAAGGACAGAAACAACAGGACTGACATTACGGATCTCTCCCGTCGGAACGTAATGAATGGTTACACGTTCGTGAGGATATCACATCAGTCCGAGTCTAGAAGACGTTCATGTGCCGCTTCGAGAGCCTTCATCCTCTGGTCTTGGTCCAGTCCGAGAGCGTCAAGAGCGGCCGTCAAAGCGTCTGCTACAAGGCTTCCATTCAGGTCTCTCTGTTGTGCGAGAACGACCATCACGCCAGCATCTACAGCAGACTTCGCAGTCTGGGCAGCTAGCTTTCTCTCTTGCCGAGACTCGTCTAGCCATTCCTTAATGTACCCCGGAGGACGAAACTCATTTCCCCCTTTAGCAACATGAGCCTTGAGCTGTTCCACTAGAACAGATTCAACATAGGCTGATCTCCCCATGGCAGTTTGAACCAGAGAAAGCAACGCCTCAGTTGGCGTCATATTTTCTCTCTTAGAAATCTCCATGGCCTTTCTCCAAAGTTCTTCCGACTTAGGCCACGCTCCCCCATGCCTATTGCATGTTCCATATCCGAGATGCCCCGTGCCCAATCCCGCCGGATATCTGCATCTCTTTCCGGTCTTGAGAATCTTTGGGCAACGGGGCAACTCGTATAGCTCAGTTCTAGCCATTTCTGTATAATCACGCGCTTACGCGACTAGGTGACCATCGCTGGAAGTCGTAGGACTTCGGTCCCGTGATCTTCCAGAAGCGTACTTCTTCCGCCCGTGACCCATCCTTGAACGGATAGGCAAGCAGAGGAACAGCGTTCACCATTCGTGCCAGCCTGAGCACTTCTTCTCGTTCAGAGGGTGGACAGACCGAAAGGGATGTCACGGGAAGCTTGCTAGTCCACTTGCATTGGATGAACAGAAGTTCTTCCGGCCGGATGCCGACAAGATCAAGCTTTCCCTGAGACGCTGCCGCACGAACGATCGTGAAGCCTTCATTCCTAAGCGTGTCTCTAGTGGAACACTCGAAAGCGTATCCTTCGCCTGTCCTGGTCTTCCGCGCCATTACTTACCCGCACAAATAGAAGAGCAGTAAACCGCGCTAGAGTCGCTAGTCTGAAACTCGTTGCCACACGTGGCGCAGATGTTCGTGTACTTGAGAACCAGGTTAATCAGAGTCTTCATTTTCTTCTTCCGTTTCCTTGAGTGTGTCTAGTTCCGCAGAAAACCGGAGAACACTCAGAGCAGTTCGAGCAAGCTTTTCCGCATCTTCTCTCATAGGCAAATCATATTCGCATCCCGTGATAAAGATTTGAGTATCGCGAGCAAGTTGATTTGCCTTAGTGCGGAGCTTCCTCCGTACTCTTCGTGTTCTCCAGTTCCCTGACATCGTCCCTGCTTAGTCTAGCAGCCCTACGCTCCTAAGGAGCGGCTGTATGATCTCTGTCCAAAATCGTTGTACTTCCTCACAGACCAACTGTACCCGCTCAGGGTCGCTCGTGCACGATCGAGACACGAGCGACCCTCTTGACAGCCTTGATCACCTCAGGGTGCGTCAAACCTCGGTTCTTGACCAGACTGACTACGATCCAGCGCTCAGCTTCGTTCAGGGCTTTCATCTTCCTCATTCTCCGATTCCTCTGGTTTCACCCTGCTTGAGTGCTTGAATTCTCCCTCAGAAATATATTCCATTGCACGCCAGAAGAGTTTACTTCCCAAGCTGTTTTTATCGGGATCAGGCAGATTCATTCGCTCAGCCAAATCATGATTCGGTTCAATAGCCTTTTTAGAGCATTAGGCTTCTTGTGCTTTCCCATTACTGATGTCCATTGTTCGTACAGTTTACAGGGCCTTCCGGAGAACTGAACATCTTTCCACATGAACAGTAATGCATGTTTCCTCACTTTCCATAGCAGTCAGCCCAGTTCTTCCCAGGCTTGGACACATCCGAGATAACCGGAACAGGAATCGACTTGCCAGGGGGCGCCCATTCCCTCTGAATAACCTTCACGATCTCCTGACCAATCTCCTTTGCGTCCTTCTCAGGAACGCTGAACACGAACTCATCATGCACGATGCCCCGGAACATCGTGAGCACTTCAGGCATAGCATGAACAAGGTCTAGCGCACTCTCAGCCATCATGTCGCGCGTACCCGACTGCCCAACTTGGGCAGGAGCCTGTGTGTACGCCCGAGAACGTTCGACCTTGAGAGGACGACCAAACCCGTTGTCAAGCAACTGACCAGACTCCCCGATCTCACGGACTTCATCTGTCCACTCGATCAGCCTCGGGAAGTTCTGAGCACGACCCTTAAAGAACGCCTTAACCTTCTTAGGGTCATGACCATCTCGGATCATCCTGTTTTCACCCATGCCGTAGTTCGCACCATGGCCGAGAGCCTTAGCATCCTGCCGGAACTCAGCAGACCCGAAGATCTGAAGGGCAATGTTCGTGTGGATATCTTCCCCGGGAGCGAAGAGAGCAAGATAGTTCGGATCTTGAGAATGAGCAGCAACCACACGAGCGTCAATCTGACCGAGGTCTACCGAGAGGAGAACTTCACCAGGATCGGGAAGAAATACTGCTCGCTCCTGAACACGATCACCACGCTTACCCATGGTCGTGAAGAATCCAGCGGACCAACGCCCGGATGCCTGCCTAGGCCAAATGTCCACATGAACACGACCATTGATTACATGATCTCGAATCGTCCCGTAGATCGTGCGGGAAGTAGTAATCACGTTCATCAGATCAAGAATCGTCTTCAACTCAGCCGGACACTTCGGGTGGTTCCTGATCTCCCCCAGCTTCTCGGCACTGGTTGCAAGAGAACCCTTCTCGGTCATGGGGGGCTTCCTCACTCCAAAGCGCTCCCAGATCTGAGCAAGCCACGCCTTACCCGCATTGGTCGAAAGAGGAGACTTAGACCCAAGAGGCATAGCCCAGTTCTCATGAAGAGTCTGAGCCGCGCTCCTCTTACGCTCTTCTCCTTCCTGAATCCTCTGCTCAAGAAGTTCCGTATCAATCCGAAACCCATTAAGCGTCATCTGAGTCATGATTGCCTGAACCTTCATCTCACGACTCATGTACTCGGTCCACGGAAGAGCGGCATGAAGTTCTTCCGTCTGGGCAACGTCCTGGGCGCAGTATGCCTGATAGTCAGGGTCACCCGGATCAATGTTCGTCCAACCACCGTACTTTTTCGCCAGGAGCTTTCCGCGTTCATCCTTCCTGATTCCTAGAACACGCTCAAGAACAGCGTCAAGACTATAGCTCTTGAACCCGGGGCCCTTGGTCGTCTCTCGGGAAGTCGGAGGATCGGCAAGCATGGCCTGAAGCTCGGTATCCCTGATCTCGATCTCGCCACGCATCATGCGAGAAATGAGCGCGGGCAGGGACAGCCCTGCGTGGCGCGTGAGGGCCGGAACGTCGAAGCCTAGGACGTGGTGCCCCACCCACGTCCCTCCGGCGCTCAGAGCGGCGCTCAGAGCCTCGGGGGAGGCATCCACGCGGCCACCCCAGCCAGCGAGCGAGACGAACGGGCGCGCGCCACCCCTGGGCCAACGCAACCAGTCAGTTCCGCGTGTCTCCAAGTCGAATCCGGTTGCTCCGCGCGCACGTCCAAGGATCGGTTCGGGCCGATTCTCGGGTTCCTCAAAGATGTCCATGTCTAGCTCTTCCTCGTTCCTAGATACAAAAGGGTCGGGCTGTTCAGCGCCCCCAGGGCCTTGATGATCTTGATCGTGGTGAACAGGGTTGGGGTCCGCCTCGGGAGCGATCACGGGCGTAGCTGACTGCTCACCCGACGCGGACAGGTCTAGACCATGCCCCTGAACAGGCGGGGAACAGGGTGAACAGCCTCTCTGGTTAACGCTCGCGTGGGGATTCTCTATGGCGGTTATCGGAAGTCCCTGTTCACCCTGTTCCCCGATACGCTCGGGCACAGAGGGTGACGAGAAGGGATCCCCCTCTTCGTCCGTTTCTGCCCCGTTCTGTCCATCATCTAGGACAACTCCTAGCCAAACCATGATGTTTTGACTTCCCTTACCGTTCAGCCACATTCGTTTCTTAGTGACCCGATGACGCTTAACAGCATCATGAGCAGCAAACCTAGAAGCGAACGTCTTTTCAGTCCAACCCTTGTGACCCCAGGATTCCACCCATTCATTGAAACGGGCGCTCATCTCCTTCGCTGGTGTCTTCCCATCTTCCTCGAACCTGAGCGCTTCCGTTACGAAACCTAGAATCAGGTCAGTCTCAGTCCTCCACTTCAAAGTATCGTCTTCGATACGAGCGGGAAGAGGAAGCATGATCTTCCCTCGTTCGAACCAACGCTTCGATCCTTCTACGATCCAGGCAAGAACAGCCTGGGAAATGTCTTCTGTCGGGCGCGCGAACCTCTGCCTAAGGGTTGGGTCCCCATGCTTCTCGTAAGGCCCGTACAGAGGCTCTGTAGCCTTCTTGAACGTGAAGGGGAAGGACAGGAGAGCAAGCCTTCTCCAAGTTCCGTGATCCGTCTCTGTGATCACGGGCTTGAAGTTCGTGTTTACGAACAGGCTGTGAGTAGCCTGAAAGGTCACAGAGTCCTGCCTGATCCTTCGGGCGGTAACCTCCTCAGTTCCTACAGTCTTCTTCAGGCGGTTTACGTCAAGCCTTCTGGCTTCTGGGGTTTCTTCGAGAACCGCATATCGTGCCCCACGCAAGTCCATAAGCTCTGTCGGGTGAGCGTCAGGATTCGCCATGAGAACACGATCCGAGAGAAGCACGGCATAGGAACCGAGAACATTCTTCACAGCAGCTACGATCGTGCTCTTCCCGTTCGAGCCGTCTCCGTGAGCGATGACCATAGAATCATCCGGAGTCATGTACCCGGTTGCTGCCTGCCCGATTCGATCCCAAAACCAATCTTGCACATCGTCGGGTACAGCTTCCAAAGCCTTGTCCCAGAGAGGATGGACAGCCCCAGGCTTGTACGTGCATCCCGCGCTCTTAGTCATCAGTTTGTCAGGATCGGGTGAATGGAGGGTTCCCGTAGACAGATCTACGTATCCGTTCTTCACGCAGAGAAGGTCAGGATCTGCATCGAAGTGCGTTGGGTCCTTCTCGACAAGACCCTTAGCCAAAGATACGAGAGCGGTAATCCTGCCCTTAGACAAGACTGAACGCCAACCCGAAATCTGGCTAGACAGATCCCTACTGGGATCAGACTGCTGTTCTGCTAGAGCTTTCTGAAATTGCTTGAGCGCCCAAGCTCGAACTGACTCTGTTGGTTGAGTCTCGGCTACCTCTTCCCAGATGTGGCCATTCCACTTGAGCCAACCGATACCACGTGCCCAACAGAACAAGCCTTCTAGCTCATCTTCAGAAACCCGCTCAGCCAAAACGGCATCCGTAAAGGAGGCATCCTTAGGGCCTTCTCCGGGAGGCATCTTGGACGCTGCTTCACTGAGCGTCTTCAGGTTCCCTCCGGCAGCAAAGAAGTCGTCAACACCCTTGACGGGAGTTCCCTCTACTTCTTCAGGAACCGTCAGATAATAGACGGTTTTCACTCCCTTGGATTCCAGCCATGCTCCGAGACGCCTCATAGCAAGCTGAACGTTCCGGTTCGTCTTCGCATCCGAGTCAAAACAGATGACGACTTCGCGTCCCTTGAGGGGAACATCTTCCCAGTCTCCTAGGGTCCCGTGCTTCCGTCGCCAGTTGAAGACTCCTGTGAGCCCGATGGCGGCACGTCCCTGAGAAATCAGAGCATCTACCTTCTTCATGCCTTCCGTGATCCACAGAGAGTGGGTTACGTCTGAGAGAACAGCCTGAGTGAAGGGAGGCACATCAACATGGTTTGCTGAGCCCTTAGGATTCTCGTACTTGACTTCTCTGGGCTTGTCTCCCCCGTTCAGTATCCTCGGACTAGCGGGCTTGAGCTGATGTGAGACGACTTCCCCCGTAGCCCGGTACAGGGGAACCAGAAGCGCGGGATACGTCTCCTCACGGGCCACGATGGACCGAGAGAAACCGAGACGTTCTAGCTCTGCCCGATCCTCATCCGTGCCGTACAGGGTCCTGTATCCGCGTGCCTCAGCTACGTCCGGATTGATCGCAGACTGAACAATGATTTCTTCGAAGTGCTCTGGGCTAAGCGTGCTTGGGCTTACTGCTGCTGTGGTCATGTGGCTTTCCTCTCGAACGGATAGGGGAACGCCCGGACAACAGAAGTCTTGTCCGGGCGTTCGGTCTCACGGAGCAAGCCCGTTCTTGATCTCTTCCATTCCTCGGTTCCCGGTCTTTCAGCGCGTAACGATCGGGCCAGACTTCGGGCCCCTGGGCTTGTTGTCTTCGTTCCTCTTGTCTTCGGGCTCCGTCGGAGGGTTGTAGTTAATCATCACTTCTTGTCCTTCTGGTCAGTCTTGGGACGGTTCGGAATTCGAGTAGCGACGGGATCAACAGCGTCCCGAATCCTCTTGTCACTGACTCCGAACGGAATCACGATAGCCATTACTTCTCTCCTAGGTTCCTAAGGGTCTCGTATCGCCAACCAGCCGAGAAGCCCTCAGCAAAGACGATACTCATGTAATCAGCAAGACGTTCAGAGATGTCTTCACCTCGTTCAAGGCTTGCCTTGATCTGCGCGACAAACGGATCATGCTTGACCTGATGCGAGAACTCATCAGAGATTTCCTGCATCCTGTCTCCGTCGAACGGTCCACCCTGGTACGGATGTACGCCTTTCCTCGTACGTTGGACTGTATCACGAACCGCATCAAGTATCGTACTCACTTCTTACCGTCCTTCTTGGCCAGCCTTTCGGCAGCATGACCAAGTTTAGAGATGTGTTCGCCCTTCTTACCCATTAGAGCCCTTCCTTCGAGAGCGCATCGCTTCTAGCTGCTGTTCTCGATTCTTCTTGGCCTTCTCTTCTTCCTGAATCTGTCTCCGGATCTCTGCGTCAGCAGCAAGACAAGCTTCAAAGTCTTCTCTACTCTGCTTGCTCATTCCTAAGCCTTTCCGCGCTCTTTTCTGTGTCCCGCGCCCTACGCTCCCGTTCCTCAGGAGTCATGTTCCGAACCTCTCACTACTTGCCTTGTTCCATGCGTCTGAGAATTCAGGCTCAGTCCAGAAGGGACCGAGAAGGACATCAGGCTTCTCCCCCTTGACCGTGATTCGTCCGGCGTGAGGGTCTGCCTTCCCGTTCTTCCAGTTGGCTGAACACCCATCTCCTACGCGATGCATCCCGTAAACGGTCATCACGGGAGTACCACTATGCTTCGCGAGATCCTGCCAGCGAGGGTCGATGGGGCAGCCATCCTTGAAGGGCTTTACCTCTATCCATCGATCTCCGTTGCCTTCACTCGGACTTGCGATGTGAACCAGGAAGTCAGGAAGATACCAACCAGAAGGAAGCTCAAAACCCTCTGGTTCGTACTGCCAACGCCAGCCAAGTTCAGTGAAGAAGACTGCCCATCGGGCTTCTAGTCGAGACCTGAAACGGCATCCTCCGTACTCGGTTTCAATCGCCTTGATGTTCATCGCTTGTTCACTACCTTGAGAAGCAAGATGACTGGCCAACAAACGATAGCGGCTGAGAGCAGAATCAAACCTAGAGAATTCATGCTGAGCATATCGCTTGCGTGAGGGTCATCCTTGATGAATTCCTTGAAGGAGAGCATGAAGATCGGAATCCCAAGAGCCCAAATTATGCAAGCCACAATCAAGACTTCAATCATTGCTCAGTTCCTTAGGCTTCAGGAACTCATCAAGTTCTTCACGATTTACGCGAACCCTGCGGCCAGACAGGTACTTCCCAAGTGCCCCCTTCTTCATCCATCGGTCCACGGTCGTGATGTCTACGCCCGCTCGTGCGGCAGCCTCGGAGCGACTGAGCCACACAGGCAACTCACTCTGTGTCATCATGCCTCCTAGGCTACCATGCGATGCTCTGCATTGACAGGCAAAGGTACGCACGGTAGACTAACACTCAGTGACCGAACTGTCAACAGGGTGCAACGAGGAACAGGACGTAATCTGTGCCGAGTAAAGAAGAATGGCAAAAAATCATAGAACGACACAGAGAGAAGATTGGAAGCACAGTGGATCAGTTCAAAGAAGACGGTTGGTCCGTAGAAGTACAAGGAAACCTATCTGATCCTGACTGTGTGATTATTCGTCCTAAGGAAAATGAGGAATATGAGTGAAAAGCTTAAACTAAGGGAGTACCAGCGGGAAGCACTAGACAGCGTTTATAACGCTTGGTCAAACAAGATGCAGTCTCCCGCCGTAGTTCTTCCTACAGGAATGGGAAAGACAGTCATCTTCTCTCATATGGCCGTTGAGTATCTGAGTGCTCATCCGGGCAAGAAAATTGCAGTCCTGGTTCACCGGGACGAACTTGCCGATCAAGCAATAGACAAGATTCGTTCCGTTGCTCCTCATCTCTTGGTCGGAAAAGTCAAGGCTGAGTTCAACGAGACAGATGCTCAGGTTCTCGTCTGTTCTATCCAGACTGTTTCCCGTCCTAAGCGTCTTGCTCAGCTTCCTTCATCCATCGGTCTCGTGATCGTAGACGAGTGTCACCATGCAGCCGCACGGACATATAAGGAAGTGCTTCAGGCTCTGGTCTGGTCTAAGAGTGTGGATCAGGCAGTCTGTGTGGGGTTCACAGCCACACTCGCACGCGGAGATGGGGTAGGACTCGGGGAAGTTTGGAACGAAGTTGTCTATTCACGTTCGATCCTGTATGCGATCAGCAAGGGCTTCCTGACAGACGTCAAAGGGAAGTCTGTTGCTCTTTCTGGTCTCGATCTTAGTTCTGTTCGCACGTCGCATGGTGACTATCAGGATGGAGCGCTAGGGCAGGCTCTCGAAGACTCGGACATGTCCGAGGCACTTCCTAAGGCGTATCTTGAACATGCGGGTTCCCGTTCGGGCGTTGTCTTCACTCCGACCGTGGCAACAGCTCATCAGGTCTGTGAGGCATTCAACGCCGCTGGAATCCGATCAGCAGTTATCACGGGGTCTACGCCCAGGGAAGAACGCCAGAGGATCTATGAGGCGTACCGTAAGGGCCGTATTCAGGTTCTCGTGAACTGCATGGTTCTGACGGAAGGCTTCGACGCTCCCTGGGCTTCCTGCGCCGTGATCGCACGTCCTACTCAGTCTCAGCCTCTCTTCGTTCAGATGGTCGGGCGCGTTCTTCGCCCGTACCCGGGCAAGACTGACGCTCTTGTTCTTGACGTGGTGGGAGCAGGAGCGGCGAACAAGCTTTGTTCTCTGGTAGACCTAGCTCCGGGACAGGTCGAAGAGATCGAAGAAGACGAGACGCTAGCGGAAGCTGTCCTGAGGGAAGAGAACGAACCGAAGTCGGTTCTTCGCGAACTCAAGATGAAGGATATGGATTTGTTCGCTGGTTCGTCTCAGTCATGGCTGATGACGAATGGCGGAGTGATGTTCATTCCTCTCGGGTCAGAAGGAGAGATCTTCCTTTGGCCTACGGGCTCGGGGCAGTTCGACGTGTGTCACGCTCCCAAGTCTGGTAAGTGGAGAAAGATTCACACTAATCTTCCTATGGGTTCCGCCCAGGCTTGGGCGGAGACTGAGGCTGAGGAAATCATGCCTTTCAATACAGGACGTAAGGCATCCTGGCGAAAGGGGAAGCCGACCGAAGCTCAGTTGTCCATGATCGAAGCTCATAAGGTCAAGGTTCCCGAGGGAGCCAACAGGGGTCAGATCTCTGACCTAATTTCTATCCAGTTCGCCAGCAAGAAGTTTGACCGATACCTGAAAGGTAAGTGAGTGACGCCTCTAGACTTTCTCCTGATCTCTATCGGGATCGGGTTCCTTCTCGGCGGAGTGTCTGCCGTACTGGCAATGATCAAGATGTGGAGGGAAATGTAAGATGAACCAGACCATGAGGAACCTTCCGGAACCAGAGCTTGACCCTACCGAGTGTGTAGACGCTCAGGGTACTGTTTGGCCAGAGCATGATTTCAAGAACGAGGAATGCGCCCGTTGTGGTGCTGAGCCTCTTCCCGAAGAGTACGAAGAGTGAGGCGTAAGATCGAAACCGCCCGTGACAAGATCGAGAGGGCAAAGGGTGAAGTCTACCGGGTTGCCACTCAGCATCTTGTCACGGGCGGTACTCTTGGTACTCAAGGACATGAAGAATTCAAAGACCAGAAGAAGGACAAGAGGAAGAGGAAGTGAGCAAAGAACTACCGAAAGAAGCATTCGACTTCGAACTAGCACTAGAAGCACGCGTGACTCAGCTAGTAAATACACGACTGAATTATGTACTGAGCCAGAGCGTAACGAAGCTCAGGCATGAAGCGAAGATGTCTGTTCGTCGTGTGGATCAAAGAGCTTTCGAACGCGCGGCAGAGACTCTTGACATGATCACAGACGAAGTGAACCGAAAAGGAATGTTCGAGTGACTGACGTAGATATCTTCGAAGATCCCGAACCCGAAGTGAAGCGAGACCATTGGGGAAGGTATATCCTCACGAACCCGTTCACAGGAAATCAGCGACCACATACGCGAGTCACAACCTTCGCTCGAACTATCCTTGATGCCTATGCCTTGAACCAGTGGGAAAAGCGCATGGTTGCCAAGGGCATGTCTCTTCGTCCCGATCTCGTTGACGCTGCTACATCGCTCGAAGTCTCAGGCCCCAAGAAGGACGAACATAAGGCCAAGCTTGACAAGGTAGTGGAACGGGCCAAGGATGCAGCGGGAGGAAACACGGCCGCTCACCGAGGAACGGCTATCCATACCTTCGCTGAGAGAATCGATGCGGGAGAGATCTCAACCGAAGAAGTTCCCGAGCGTCAACGCCCCGATCTGATTGCTTATTTGGAGTGCATGGAGGCCAAGGGCCTTACCGTCGTCCCTGAACTAGTCGAACGCATCGTGTGTCTCCCTCAGTACGAAGTGGCCGGACAACTGGACAAAGTAGTCCTAGAGTCCGATGGGACCCCGGTCATTGCCGACGTCAAGTCGGGACAAGATCTCTCGCATAAAAACAAGAAGCTTGAAATTGCGATTCAGCTTGCCTGTTACGCCCGAGGCATCAATACGTCTGGAGTCTGGAACCTCCGGGATCAATGCTGGGAACCTGTTCCCCGAGTCCGCGAGGATTATGCTCTTGTGATCCACATTCCGGCCGGTTCTGGCTCATGCGAGATCTTGACCATAGATCTTCTTGAAGGGTGGAAGGCCGTCCAGTTGTGCGCTGATGTCCGAGATCGACGCAACGACCCTCCCACGCTGGCCCCGTACGAGGGCCCCAGAGCCCTTCAGAGCGCCGTTCCTGCGCCCGTTGGACTGGATGGTTGGGAGAGGCGTTTCAGGGGCGTACAGAGCCGTCAAGAGGCTGGGAGGCTGTACAGGGAAGCGAGGAAGACGTTCCCGGAAGGCTCTTCGGAGCTAGCTTCGCTGGTCAGGATCGGGCGGGAAGCTCTCGGACTGGTCTAACTCAGGTTCTTGGACCCTAGGACTTGCATCCCGTCCTAGGGTCCTGTACTGTCGAAGACGAACCGAGGAAGACACGAAGTCTTCAAGGAACCTCTGACTTAGGAGTAGAGATGAATGCCCTTGAGCACGCTCAGTTCGTGACTCGCATGAACAACGCCAACAGCCTCACTGATGTGATGGTCGGCGCATTGATGACCGGTAAGGACGAGAACGGTTCGGACGCCGTGATTCAGGCTGGCCCCAAGCAGGTGAAGGCTCTTGTTGAGCGTGGTTTCGTCTCGGAGTCCACCCACTACCTGACCGAGAAGGGTCAGGCTTGGTTCCGGGCTTTCAGCGGTGAGGAGATCACCGATGAGGAGCGCAAGCTTCTGACCGAGACCGCTGTCACCACGTCCGGCCGTTCGGCTGGTACGTTCCTGGTGGACGTTTCCGCTCGGACGGTTACCGAGATGATCCGCCCGTCTGAGAACGGTGAGGGTGTGTCTTGGGCTGAGGCAAAGGAGGAGATCAAGGCTCATTTCATCGCTGAGAGGGACTTCGCTCGGAAGGTTCTCCAGAACCTTCCCAAGCTCCGCAAGAAGGACGTGACGCAGGGCCAGAACCAGGCTTCTGACTCTGAGCAGTCAGACAGCGACGCCGAGGCTCTGTTCTCGGATGAGCCTGAGACGGTTGACGCCTGAGACCGATTTAGCTAAACTGGTCTCAAGCCCGGAGGGGATTGGGCGGCTGACTCCCCAATCCCCTCCGGGAATCAAGGGACGGTCTGAGAGATCGGGCAATCGGTAAAAGCGTAAGTTAGGTTTATCCTCTCGCACTGTGGTTCATGGGCAAACCTTACGCGAAAGCGGTTCAAATCCGCACGTCCTACGAACACCCTCCGGGCAGTGCACGCCTGAGTTCTGAGCATATCCATTGAGGGTCACTGGATATAGCCGTTTAGTCCACGAACGGACTTGGGGACTGAGAGTAAGGTCTGTACTCGGTTCGATTCCGGGCAGTCTACGAAATACGGAGTCATGACCCGTATTCTGGTTGGGCAGTTTTCGCACTGCTCTTGATCAGGTCTAGCTAACCTGTTCAGCTCTAGGCTCATGGTGAGTGGCCTCACGGCTAGGCCCGGTTCGATTCCGGGAAGAGCACGGAAAGACTGATCCCTACAAAGGACAGTGCTTTCAAGGGAACTGCCATTCCCGGTACGGCAAGAGTCTTGACTCTGGCAGGAGAACAAGTGAGCCGTATTCGCTCCCGTAGTCTATGGGTTAGGATCTGAGGTTTTCGCCCTCAGGGAACGGGTTCGAATCCCGTCGGGAGTACGATAGGGCCAGAGAGCCTAGGTGCGTCCGAAAGGATACGGCTTAGGATGGGTAGTTGTGTGTCCCTGGGAACGGGAGAAAAGGTACCCCGTACAGAACAAGTCAACAGAGACGAGGAACTGTGTCCGATCAGAAGAACGAGCCGAGGAAGGCTGAGAAGCCTTCTGACCTTCCTCACGGGACTCGGAGGGGTTGACACATGCCCTTTCCGGAGCGTGCGAATGCAGAAGCCGTAGACCAGCCTCGGAATCCTCGTGAGGGCGTTGCCCGGAGGAACAAGACAGGTCACCAGGATTCTTCTCCCGATGCTGCGCGTAAGATTGCCAAGCGCGTAGAGGATGAGGGAGGCTTCTGGGGTCCGAAGAAGGATGACGCTTGATGGATAAGTGTGTTGACTGCATGACTGGTTCTCACTGCGGAGCCTGTAACTGTTGCGCGTCTCGTCCGTAAGAATCAAGGGGCCAGGGACCGAGACATCCCCCGTTTCGGTTGGTGTGTGCCTGGGGGTACGGACGCGGGTACCCGTACACTTCGAGAAGAACCGACTAGACAGGACAAGAAAAGACATGACTGACGTTGACCCGTTTGATGACAGCATTTTTTCCGCTAACGGTGCCGGTGGCACAGGTCTTGACCTGGTGATAGACCAGCCGTGCATCTTCATCCCTCAGGAATACAAGCAGAAGGGTTCCGACACCAACAAGGACGGAAGCCCTAAGATGATGGTGGTTTCTACCGTCGTCAGCTTCGCCAACCCCGAAAAGCCTGAGACTCACGACGAACTTCCGATCTTTGGTTCCGCTGTCGTTGAAATGCTCAAGAAGATGGCTCGGAGCAATGAGGCGGGGAAGCTCACTGAGAAGGGCTTCCCGTTCATGCGTGTCGCGGTTCCGTTCCGGGACTCTTCAAAGAGGAAGGCCGGAAACGACATGTGGAACTTCAAGGCCGTGGGAGATCCCCAGCTGATTCGGCTCATGGCCAAGTATGCTCACGAGAATCTGAAGCCCTCTGATCCATTCTCCTGACAGGCTTAAGGAAACTGCCCCGCTCTTCGGAGCGGGGCTTTTTCTGTGGGATATAATAGGAAGTAAAGGAGGAACTATGTTTAGCGAGATCTCAGATGAATACGTAGGAGAAACAGCGGACTGGACTATCCCGACCGTAGATGGAAAGCCATTGACTTTCTCGGGGACTTTTCTTGGATTCTCTTCGTCTTATTCGGACATCCATGATCGTAGGGCACATCCGGGAGGACTAGAGCAGAATCCTATTCCAGTTCTCGGACCTTTTAGGAAGCCTCTTCGGTGCTCGGCTTGCCGCTGGTCCGAGTTCAGGATTTTCAAGGAGGATGATGAATCCGTTTCTCGCTATCCTTATTTGATTCACTTCACTGGACGATCTGAATTGATCGGAGAAGAAACCCGATACAGGATCTCAGATCTTCTTACCGCTAGAGGAGTGATTGAGGAACTGACAACGAGAAGGGGAGGTTCAGTTTACCTTTCGATCCCTGCCGCAAGCCTTCTGGCTCAAGCAGCGGAGATTGATAACGGACCGCTTAAGGAAGCATACGATGCACGACGTGTACCTTGACGAAGAAGTGATCAGAGGAAGGCCACGCCCGGAAGAGACAATCCGGCGGGATGAACTTGTCCTGTCCTTCCTCAAGGAACAGCCCCTGTCCCGGAATAGGGTCTGGGAGAAGTTGAGCGAGACTGAGACTGTCTCGCCTTCTCAGGTCTGGTTGTCCCTTGATCGGCTGAGAAGGGCTGGAAAGGTCAAACTGTGTCAGGGAATCGGAGAGCGAGTCTGGTCATCCCGGGTTGACGAACCGTGCCCGTAGGGTCTAGACTCCTCTCAGACAGGAACGAAGGAGAGGAACAGACCATGAGTGTCAAGCAGGTTTGGGACGGTGTCGTTGCCAGGATCTTTGACGGGCTTCACTACCAGTACAACCAGGACAAGGGAGGCAAAGGCAAGTTCGAAGGGATTGCTCCTCGGGTCTTCCTCATGGTTCGGGTCAGCGAGGGTCGTGAGGCTGGCAGGCTGGTCCGAGTCATGATGACTCCCGAGGAAGCAGAACGGCAGGCAGCCGAGCTCTTGGAAGCTGCCAGGAAGACGCGAGAGAGCGACTTCTTTCAGACCGAACTCGGTTGATCAGTTAGATAGAAGGCCCGGACACGAATCAGTGTCCGGGCCTTCCGCATGTCCTGAGACAGCTAGGACAGGACAAAGGGCAGGCCAGGACACGTGTCCCAGTGTCTCAGTCCTAAGACTTGCATCTGTCCTGTCCTTTAGCTAAACTGTCCTCAAGACAGGAACACGGGAAGAGAGGACAAGACAGTGAAGACAGCGAAGCTCACTACGGGACAGATTTGGGTCCTGTCCTGTGCGGCCGTTCCGATGGTCGTCTTCGGTGCCCTGGGAGGCTGGGGAACATACACCAACATCATGTCCGTATACAGCCGTTCGGCTACCGCTCTTGGTGTGGTTGTCGCTGGTGAAGGTGCGACACTGGTTCTGGCACTCGTTATGGTCGGTCTCACCATGTTGGGACAGCCGAGTCCTAAGATGGTGCGTCTCGGTCTCTGGGCTCTGCCCATGGCTGCCTCGGGAGTCAGCGCGTACGTTGCCGAGAGCGACACTGAGAAGATCGTGTTCGGTATCACGCCTCTGGCCATGGTCGTTTCCGCTGAGGGTCTTGGACTTCTTGCCCGGAGGATCGTGGTCTACACGACGGGCGTGGACATGGAGGCTCAGCGCAGGAACGCAGAGACCATGCAAAAGCTCAGCTATCACGTTGCTCGGTCGAAGAATCACCCGGGCAAGTGGACGCGTGCTTTCTCTACTCGGAAGTCTTGGAGGCTGGCGCGCAAGGCTGGCCACGGTGATGTGAACCTTGGGTTCTCTCTGGTTGAGGTTCAGCGTGAGCGAATGACTCAGGGTGCGGATGCGGCGCTCATGGACATGTTCGGTCTCGGGACTGTCTCTGTCCTTCAGGACAAGGCTCCTGTCCTAGAGCCTGTCCCGGGACAGGACAACGAGACTGAGACTGTCTCTCTGGACAAGGACACTAAGACTCAGGACAGCAAGCCCAAGACTGCCCGTCATAAGACAGGACAGAAGCGGAGTGCTCGGGACTTCTTCCGGGACAAGTTGGTTCAGGATGCCGAGATGGTTGTTCGAGACGCTTGGGACACTGCCAAGCGCGAGTTTGATCCGGGGATCTCTGAGGCCAACGCGAGGAAGGCGTTCAACCGGGCGCGTGCAGATCTTGAGCTGAACTGAACAACGAGACTGAGCCCCTGAACGTGGTTGCGTTCAGGGGCTCAGTCATGATTTAATCGAAGACCCGAAGAGGAACGAGAGGAACAGACATGAGTCTTCTTGAGAAGATCACCAAGATTGTTGACGAGTACGCTGCCGATCACCCGAACAAGATTCTTGCTTCGGTTCGTCTGAGGAACGGACAGGTCATCTCACTTGACCTTGACGACTTCGAGCAGATCTATGATCTCTTGGACGAGTCATGATTGGTCCGACTCTGGTAGGCTGCCTGATCCTGAACTCGGGTCTCGACTTCGCGTCTTCGACGGAGTATCAGGCCAGTCAAGCTCTCGGGGCAGATCCCGCTCTTTCGGGCGGGATCGCTCTCGGATCGGATGCTAAGAGTCTGCTTGATCTGAGCGAAGTGTATGGACCACCTACGGCCATATGGCTTCCCTTGGGAGCGTGCTCGGTCTCACACATGGCTGAATGGATAGTTCACGCTCCGGGACTGAGCGCGTATTCTTCTGCTTTGGTTGCTGGTCTAGCTTGGTTGGCTAGGAGGGGCGCGAAGGATGCATGAGTTTCTGACCAATCAGGCTCTTCTGGTCGGATACGGGACGGCGTTCGCGAGTCTGGCTATGCTTCTTCCTCTGATCCCGGACAAGATTAGGCAGACTCTCGGATACACTTCTTTGGTCATTTTCGCGAGCGTGCTTGTTTCCTTCTTTGAACCAGGTATAGGGCAAGCAGTCTTGTTTTTGCTGAATAGTGGGGTGAAAGCCCTTTGGAATCTTACGGAATGAGGAATCATGGAAAACGTAGACGTGTCGGATGCAGCGGTAAGCCTAGGCGGTTTGACCGTAGGTATGGCTATTCTCGTCTGGCACATTTCTTCTTGGTACCTGAGTCAGAGTTCCAAGCTCTCGTTTTTCAAGAAACTAAAGGGAGACTGGAAGGGTCTTCTCCTTCCCTTCATTCCGCTCATGCTCTTCGGTTCTCTGCTTATCCTCTCTGCGGGAGGGTACTTGGCTGATCTGGCCGGTATTCCTCTCTGGGGTTCGAATGAGCTTGGTGGACTTGCTCTAGAGAGGGGGATGGGCGGGAACAACCCGGACGTGACTCGGACCAATCACATTGCTCTTGATGATGGTGGCCGATCCGTCGTTCTTCTGATGCTGGTTGTCTTCGTGGTCTACTGGCTCAAGAGGGTTCGTGGTAGGGATTGGAAGGAACAGGTTGCCCTAGCCCTTCCTCTGGTCTGTGGGATCTGTCTCGGTCTCTCGGACGGGTACGCCGGGTGGGCCAGCGAGAGCCTTGGGCCGCCCGTAGACAGCCTGGGGGCGTCCCTCGCGGGCATCCTCTAGGCTCCCGTTCGTTCGGCCCCCAGAGCGGCGCTCAGGCCCGTTCTGGGGGCCGCTGAGCTGGGCGAACGGGAGAACGAACGACACGACCGAACGAACGGAGAACGACCGTGGACACGACAACTGTGCTGGCTCAGGCCAGTGAGAGCGGGATCAGTACGCAGGGTGTTCTCACTCTGCTTTTCATCGTTTTCGGATTCATCTTGTACAAGACGCCTAAGGGCGTTTACAGGATCATTGGCCGGAAGACTGGACTAACTAAGAAATTCAAGAAGCTTCAGCAGAAGCTGAACGAAGAGGATAAGGACGAGAAGAAGCCTGAACCAGAACGAGCAGAGCCCAAGCCTGTGAACGGGCTTCCTCCGGACTTGGCCAAGTACGCCGTAGACCAGCCTCAGCCTCAGCCTCAGCCTCAGCCTCAGCCGGACGAGTCTCCGCCCAAGCCTGTTCAGGCTCAGCCTGAAGACGAGATTGAGGAGCCTCCTTTCGAGACGTACGAAGTTCCGGAGGATCTGCCCGCAGATGACCCTATGCGCTTCCTGAATCCGGAAGCCTGGGCTCAGATGTGCCGTAGGCGGAAGCTTGCCGGTCTCCGCTTTCTTGGACGAAGGGATACACCTTTCGGGGTAGACGTGGATGTCAAGTTCGATGGATCGCTGACCTTCCCGCACGTTCAGAACAACATAGGTCAACTTCAGGCTGGTCTGAACTTGCCTCATGACTGGCGTATTCAGCTCAGAAAAGGAGGCACTTCCGGCTATGGGGTAGTCAGGATCATCACGCATGACCCTCTTGAGGGACAACTTCTCTGGGAGCCTTCTTCAACTACGGTTCGTCTTGCTGATCCTCTCAGGCTTAGCCGGACTGCCTACGGTGAAGACGTGTTCGTAAATCTGAAGAGAAGGATTGGCCTGTTCGGAACCTCTGGTTCGGGCAAGTCCTGTACTCAGAGAATCATTGCAGCGCACGTTATTCAGGCTGTTGACGCTGACCTAGAGATCTGGGATCTCAAATTTGGCCTTGAATCTCAGCACTTCGACGGGAAAGCAGAGAGGATCACGACAGTTCATGAAGCCACGCAGCGTGTTAAGTGGCTCATAGAAACTGAGTTCCCGAGGCGTGCACAACTGATGAAGCAGAAGAGGACATCTTCTTGGGTGGAAACTCCGGAAGATCGCGCTTTGGTCGTCATGATAGATGAAGGAAACAGGATTGTCCGAGGATTCACATCGGCTCAGATCAAGGATTTGGCTACGGCTATTGAAACAGGACGTGCCCTAGGCGTTTACTTTGTTTGGGCTACACAGTTTCCTAAATCAGAGAACATGCCCACTGAGATCCGCTCTCAGTTCGATTGCCGTATCAGTATGCTCCTTCTCAACTCCGAAGAATCCCGAGTGGTTTATAAGGAAGCCGTTGATGAAGGCTGGGCTCCCCATCTTTTGATCGGCCCTGGTTGGATGATAGTAAAAGATACCGAGCACAGGAATCCGCAGGAGTCTAAAGCTCTCTGGCTTCCGGAAGAAACTGTTCCGACCATCCCTGTTTCGACTTCGGCCGAACGTCCGATTCAGCCGAGCTTGATCGAGAAAGCGGACAATTCGGTCTCAGAGGACGTATGGGGTGCGTTGGTCATGGCTGAGGTTCAGGGGGACGGTCCTCTAGGTGTCTCGGAGCTGTCTCGACGCACGGGACGCAGCAAGAGTGCTGTTCATGGGGCTCTGTCCCGGATGGAGGACACGGGACAGGTCTGCCGGGCGGGCACCCCAGAGCGTCCCGTGTGGTCTCCTGTCCTGTCTCAAGACGGTTGACAGCTCGTGTCTCAGCCGCTAGGCTTTAGCTAAATCGATCGCACCGAGCGAAGCGAGGAACGATGCCCGAGAAGAAGACCGCTTCTATCAAGGATGTTGCCGACGCTGTGAAGGTTGAAGGTGAGACGCTGAGCGACTTCAGTAAGGAGTGGCGGGAGCTTTCGCCTGAGGACAAGGACGACCTGAAGAATGGTGTTGGCGACGGCTCGATGACGTACTGATCCAATTTGGAAGAGGCGTACCTAGGTACGCCTCTTCCTCTGTCTCTAAGGAATAAGAGAATGAGCGAAGACAAGCGCGTGTACTTGGTAGTTAACCATCATGGGACTGTTCAGGTAGCAACCCTGAACAGCTCGTATGCTTTTGACCGCATGGAGGCCATGAAGAAGGCTGACCGACATGAACGATTTGAAGTCAAGTCGTACAAGCTGGAAGGAACCGAGTAATGGGGAAGCATCGCAAGGAAGAGACAGCCCCGGACGGAAGCCCTATGTCCGATAAGGTCAAGCTTGCTGCTTCGTTCGACAAGTCTTACGAAGAGTCCCGAAAGACCGAATACCCGGTTGTTGCTGAGGGAAGCAAGATTACAGTTGCCCCGGTTCGTAAGTGGGCCGGACAATGAAGCCTTTCCGGGACGAGATCGTCAAGGGAACGGACAAGAACGGACATACCTTCTCTGAGGGCCGAGTGACCGACAGTTCGGCCACAGAGAGCAAGATCCGTCTTCCCAATGGCGGAGACACTTACGCCCGTCATGATGATCTACGTCCACAGATCGATTTGCCTGGCAGGAAGACATGACAAAGCTGACACTGACTTTCAAGGACGGTTCGGAAGCTGTCTTGAACGTCGGCGGGTACTCGGAGGAAGATCTTCGAACTATCGTGAAAATGTTCAAAGAGTGTGAAGACTCATACTCTAGTGCAGATGAGTTCATGGATACACTTCAAAAGATAACCGAGCAATAATGATCAACCAAACCCCCTGAACCGTTTTGGTTCAGGGGGTTTGACACACGAGGATTGGGTATCCTAGACTTAGGAACACAGGAACAGACGAGAGGAACAAAGACCATGGGCTACGCCACCTACGAAGAGCAGATGATGATCGAGGCTCAGTCGGAGCACGACAAGGGTTGCTGCACCGAGAACGACCCTTGCACTCTCCGCGTAGGAGTGACCCGTGCTCTGGCCTCCCACAAGCTGACTCCTGACTTCCGAGTGCGGGAAGAGCGGAAGACGCAGAGCGGGAAGGGTACCGGCTGGACGGGACAGAAGAAGGCTGTTTCTCCGACCGAGCCTCAGGCCCGGTTCTGGGCCTCTCTGATGAGCCAGCTTCGGGAGCTTGGCCGGGAGGAGCTTGCTTCCGCTCTCGAAGACGAGTGGAACGGCGTGAAGAGCTTCAAGGACTACAGCGCTCTTCTCGACACCACGAAGACCCGAGTTCACCAGATCAAGAAGGCTCAGCCCAAGGTTCAGACGAACGAGAGTCTTTCAGAGGGCGTGTACCAGGTTGGCGAAACGGTCTACAAGGTCAAGCGCTCTCAGTCTGGTTACCTGTACGCCATGGTTCTTACCGAAGACGGTTTCCAGTTCGAGCGTGGTGCTATCCGGAACATCAAGCCTGAGAACCGGATGACGCTCGAAGAGGCTAAGGCTTACGGTCGGCAGACTGGCACATGTTGCCAGTGCGGACGTGAGCTGACGAACGAGACCAGCGTTCGTGAGGGGATCGGCCCCGTGTGCGGAGGTCGAATCTGAGGAAATCAAAGACTCGGGAGGGGAGCACCCTCCCGAGTCTTTGTTAACGAGGAATGAGGAATATGGGCAAGAAGAAGTCTGAGTTTGTAGAAATTCTAGGGGGTGGCCTAACTAAAGACGAAGTAAACGATAAGCTAAACCATTATGCCCAGACTTTGACTAGTTACGGCCGTGGCGCAGACCACTATGTGACTATTGCTAAGTCTTGGGGTGTTTACCGAATCGAACTATGGAAGAGGGTAGAGAATTGATGCAGTGTCGAACAATGTCTTCTCAGCGTCCATGTGGCTGGCCTGAGTGTGAGCGTGAGGATTGCAAGACGGCTCGAACCATCCTCAGGGTTCGAGAGAGCCAGGAAATAGCGCAGATGACGGAGGAAGCCCTTAGAGACGGTTACAACGCTTATCGACGCATCTTGCGTTTGATCAGTAATCAGCCTGGTTACGCCACGTTCACAGTCAAGCAAATTCTAGGAGCGATCAACGATGATGCCTGAAGAGACATATAAGAAGTTTCTTCTGCCCGAGTTGCCAGAAGGGTTCGAGCAAGAGCCCGAACCTACGTTCGATCGAGAAGAGTTCGAGTCCGACCCTCTAGGATGGGTTGACAAGAACCGAGGTTTCTAGGCTATACTCTTCCTCAGAAGGAACGAGCGAGAGGAAGCCCAATGACCATCACTGCTTTTGACTACGGCAGGTTCGTTGAGATCGTGTCTGACCCGGATGGTTCGGGTCAGTACGCGGAAGGTACTGAGATCGAGATCCCGGAAGGTTCGACGGTCGAAGAGGTGATCGAGTCTGAGGGGTTCGAACTTGCGGGAGAGTGGGAAGAGTTCGAGTGGTTCGGGAAGCACAAGAAGGCTGTTGACCTGATTCAGCTCTGAACCTCAAGGCCCCTGAGAGAACTTCTCTCAGGGGCCTTGACAGCTTCCCATCGGTTTAGCTAAACTCTTCATCAGAAGGAACAAGCGAGAGGACTCGGATCATGATCAAGGCCACGGACCAGACCAAGACCCTGAAGGCTCTCAAGACCGCAGCTGAGCGTCAGAACCCGGTCACCATCTCCTACATCCGGGCAGACGGTACCGAGACCGTCCGTACCATCGAGATCTTCGAGATTCCCGAGGGGCTCACCAAGGGTGGCAAGCAGATCGTAAAGGCCATGGACCGTGAGACTGGCATGGCCCGGACGTGGCGAGTTGACCGTATCGTGGAGTTTACGGTTCACCGTAGCCGGTACGTTGTTCCCCGATGCACTGAGCACAATGTGCATCCTGAGGACTGCTTCTCTCAGGGCAAGCATGACATGGTTGAGTCCGAGTGCTACGAAATGATCCACAGTCTGTATACCCGTTACGTTCTTGCCTGATTCTCAGTGAGCCGTTTGGGGCACGGACACGAACCGTGCCTCTTACGGTCCATTGAGAAAGGAGGAACACAAGATGTCACGATGGACTGACCCCAAGAATCTCCGGGAGAATGACCGGATTCAGACTCGGGATGGCTCTACCGTCACGGGTAAGCGTGATGGATCTGGGGAGGACTACCGGGCTGTTGTCCCGGATGGTCAGAGGGTCAAGAAGATCATCTGACGTAGGAAAGAGAGAAGAGCAATGCTGAAGCTTCCTAATAGAAAAGCTGACTTGCCGGGCTTCCCTAAGTGGCATCTTCGGGCAGCGTGCTACGGAACGGAAGCATTGCTCTTCTTTCCTCCCGACAAAGGTGGGGATCTATGGGAACAAGAGAATGTACGAGACGCACGGATATTCTTCTGTGACCATTGTCCCGTGATGGTTCAATGCCTTGACTCGGCTCTCAGAAATGGGGACGTAGGGATCTGGGCAGGGATGACCACATATCAAAGGAACCAGCTCAGGCGCAAGAGGAATCGCGCTAAGTGCCCTATCTGCGAGAACCGTAAGCTGATCAACGTGGAAGATCACAGACTCTGTCTCGCGTGCGGAGCGTCTTGGAATGGCGAAACAGGTACAGAAGCAAAAGCAAGAGAAGAAACCTGAGTCGGAAGAGCCAGACAGGCGCACTCCGTCCGGAAAGAAGGTGTTGCCGTACTGAGCGACTGGAAGTGTCCGAGATGCACGCGTGTACTCCCTGACTCTCCGGATCTAGCCCTAGCTATTCGGACTCACGAGAAGTCTCATGAGCCTCGCCCGAACAGTCCGAGACTGAGAATGGCCGAGGAAAAGAAGAACGAGAACCAGAATCCTACCGGGCGTGAGCGCCGTTCCTCAGCTAGCACCCGTAGGAAGCACGAGAAACGAGACCAGACCAGGGAGGACGACAAGAAGAAGTGAGCTATTTCTACGTTCAGGTATTCGGGGAGCGCTCTGGGGATTGGCACATAATCGGAGATCAGTACCGATCCTTGAATGACGCAGAAGTTCAGCTAGAGCGTTACAGTATGTCAAACTCGGACGCTCAACTTCGCATAGTAGTCTATCCAGAATCAGCAGGGCCCCTCAGCTCAGATAATGCAGAATACCGACTGACTAATTAACGAAAGCCCCCGGATCAGATCCGGGGGCTTTCTCTATGCCTTGTTCTGCTCGATCTTCCAGGCTCGTTCCCAGGCTTCCAGCCAACGCCACGCATGATCGGCAAGTCTGAGTCCGCGAGCTACTTCACGTCCAGCCTCAGAAAGCTCTGAGCGCCGCTGAGAGGACTCCGCGAGGCTCTTGAGGGTCCTGTACCAGACGCGCCCCCGTTCGGCCGTGAGACCCGCTCCTAGGGCGTGCAGACGCTCGTACTCCGCTCTCGGGGATGCCACCCATGGAACGCCAGCGGCGCTCATCTCAAGAGGCTTCAGCCAAGACTTCGAGCGATTGAACTTCGTATCAGCAAGAGGGGCAATCCCGATCCCGAACTGAGCAACAGCGTACGGCCACTCTTCGACCGAACACGGCTGGCCTTCCGGATCGGAGACCAGACCGAACGCCTTTCCCGCGCCCGAGGCGTCTCCCGCCATCTTGAACGAGTAACCCTCTGAGACGAGACGCGCAATAGCTCCGCCTACTACTATCGGGTCATTCGGATGGGAATGGTAGGACGCTGGCCAACCAATCACATCCGAATCTGTATGCGGAATCCCGTCGTACTGATCTGGAAGATAGTTGTACAGAACGTGCCCTCTGCCATGTTTGGCGTACACGTCTAGAAGTGCAGGAGTCGAGACGGTCACGAGTGTAGCTGTCCGACAGGCTTCGTTCAGATGCTTCCAGGAATGAGGCCACCCCTCTTCTTTAGGATGAACCATATTCCATGCCGGGTTGTTAGGATCAATTGCGTTCAGGTCGTCATCGATATCTACGACAACAGCGATTCCCTTTGAACGGAGAACCGAGACGACCTGAGACATGTACTTATGAGTCAGTCTCTGAAAGACAACTACATCTGCTTCAATCTCTGCGTCTACGACCTTTTCACCTTCAAGGTGAACCCGAACGTGTCTATCCTTACCATAAATTACATCAACATCATAGCCTTGTTTCCTCAGCTCTTCTCCGGGCCAGATCATACGGAAATGGCCGCACCCATATTTGTCCGCAGGATAGACAAGAACTTTCACTTAGATATCGGCTTCCTTACAGGCTGAGGCTCGGGCTTGACAAGAGCCTTTTTAATCTGATCAAGTTCTGTCCTCACGGCGTCAAGCTCAGTTTCGAGATTTGAGATCCGTTCTTCAGTAGCCTGTTCAATCAGGTACTGAGTACGAGCGTCAGACATGTTCAGTCCTTCCAGTACAGCCCGTCAATGCGAACATCGGTCACCGTAAGCGGTTCATCTCCCATTGTACTCGACTACGTTAAGACCTTCCTCCCATCGTATCCGTCAGAGCCAGAGATAAAAGGAGAAGTCATAGCGGGATCACCGAAATCTGCCTGTGGATATACGTCCCTGTTCCACCCGATACCCAATACTTCATCTGGAAAGTGTTAGATCCGGGAGTTAGATCATCCGTAAAGATAGTCGTTCCTACACGAATACGTGAGTTAGCATCCAATCCGTCAGAGCTAATAGCACGAGCAAGGTTTGCTGCAAGCGTAGTTGCCCCTGAAGTCTCATATCCTGCGATCGTCGTTGCTCCCGCTATGGAATTCTGAAGACCAGAACGAAGGAAGATGATCGCATTCGTGCTTGTCGTAGCTGTAACGGTTGGACCGACTGTAGCCAAATCATCAGGGGTTGTTGAAGTAGTAGTTTCCTGCGTAACGATTGCGTCTTCGACGGGAAGACGTTCAACAATCGAGTTGACGCCAGTACCAACAAAAAGCGTCGCTGCCTGAGTGGCCTTAGCGGGAGCAGTCTCGTTCAGGTTGTCTCGAACTGAAGTGTTCCATTCGGCAGCTGTGAGCACTGATCCCGCGATAGCGGTAAGAGGGGGAGTCCAGACCATTAGAAGACCGCTTTCCTTTCAGGGGGAATCACACCGTGCTGTCGGGCTTCCTCAACCAGATCATGAATAGATTGCCCATCCGGAAGACCATACTTGATTGCTACCGGATGACCCTTTGGGTACCAATTACGTGTATGAGGAATGGGGCGAAGAGAAAGGGTAATCTCTAGCTCTTCTTCGTTTGGCGCCCATTCGATCGGGGCAGTAAGACCGCAGTACGAACAGGAGAAAACCTGTTTCCTTATCGTCCTTGGGCCCTTCTTGCCCATCCGATTGAACAGGAATTCAACGTTCCCGCATTGCCTCGGGCAATCCGCTACCCATTCTCCATGATAGATGTACGCCCGCGCTTCGTTCATGTTCCGAACTCCGTTCAGAAAAGATCCGATACTCGGATCATGTTCCGAATACTCCGAAATCAAATTGCCCATTTTGAGGGTCATCAAAGATGAAAACAGTATCAGGATCATCCGTGCCCTGCCCGCAGAAGACACCCTGATCAAATCCCCGTCCGGCGACGTCGAATGTGAAGCAATTCTCTATTTCTAGGATATCTCGCTCGCATCCGAATACGACAGAGTGAACGGGAGGCTGATCCGGATTGATCCTTTGGATTGAATGTGCAACTGACTCAATGAAGAAGTCATCGAACAGGCCAAGTTCACCGTTACGGATAGTAATCCGATCAGAAATAGTCCGAGTCAAGATCTGCACAAAATGCTCAGGATCACACGATACGACTCTGAGCTGAACGATTGGCCTACGTTGCGCATAGTGAGCCAGGATCACAAATGCTACTGCCTGTGCATTGTGTCTGTTCACCCATTCGAGATTGTTTGGGTAAGTCTTGTCTCCATGTGTGGAGATCGAAGCACTATCTGATTCATCGATCTTCAGGCTTGCGCCTGTATCCAGTGCTCGGGCTCTGAGCTGAATATAGGTGAAGGTTACGGAGCCTCCTGAAGCAGTAAGGCGAATAAGAGTGGACTGACCCGAAGTTCTGGATAGGGTTACTGTCAGTGTTCCAATACCCGAGATGGTTCCGAAGTCGATGCTCTGATTCGGAACCTGAGCCATAATAAATGGCTCATTGGCTACGGCATTAATCGTAATCGTTTCACCAGAACTGATCGTGTAGGTTCCTTCGTCGGACCAAACTACTTCGTCTTCAGCCGTTGGTGTTCGGATTTCTACGTCCTGAGTGACATGGTTGATGATGTCTCGCCAACCATGATCATAGGTAAAAGGAGGAGTATAGCTGAAGCCAGAAACTACCGGAGTTTCACAACTGATTTCATTAGCATTGAAGAACGCCTGAGAAGTCAGAGACGGAGCATCTTGAATTCGATGATGCCTATCCCGGAACACGAAGGTTCCATCGGGAGCGACATAAGCGATAGCGGGAGGACCTTCAGACAGAACGAGAGAGTTCACCGCACTGAGTGCGTCAACGCCTTCTGCCCACCACCATGGGGGACGGTTGGCGCCAACATCGATCGATCTCGGTGCAGTCCAGCCGATCGAGTCTAGGATTCTATTGATCAAGAAGCCTGTTCGCTGTGCTCGGTAAACAGCGGTGCTTATCTCCGCGTTCTGAAGAAGTGCGAGACCATCAAGGCTCGTGAAATCAACTGATCTATTCGAGAAGTCGGCATTAACGTTGAAATCGTCAATTCTTCCCGAGTGAATCGGATATGTCTCACCTTCTAGTTCAACTTCAATTCTGGTTGGTCGCGCTGCGCCTAGATCATTAACCAGAGGAGAAGACGTGTTCTCAGGAGAGAAGACCCGAGAAACATTGCACACCGAGAAAGCAGCGTCACCAACTTTACTCGGGCTTAGCTGTCTCGCCTGATCTCGGCCATAAGAAGTCGTGATGCCCTGGTCTAGAACATCCGTTGTCAGAACGTCCAGCCCTGAGAAAGAACCGTCTTCATTCCAGTCAACAGCAATGGTATACGCTGCGCCAGAAACGCAAGGTGCCCACATCAGCGGTTCCTCAGGCTAGGACGGTTGGGACGAGTGTTCTCAGGCAATCGGTTCTGTCGGGCAAGTTGATCGAGAGCGGCAGTAAGCCAGTTGAGGACTTCTGCCCGGGAACCGATGACGCCTCGGTTCGTGAAGTTGATGATCGGCTGAACTTGCCCCTGTATGGCCGTTGCTGACGTTCCTGCGATCGGAGTAAGAGCCAAAGGCAAGTTAGGTCGCCCAAGCTCGTTAAAACCGCTCAGAGACGAACTGGCAAGGCTTCTAGAGGCTTCCTGCACCATACGTTCAGGCTCTCGGATACCCCGGGCAAAGTCTTCCGTAAAACGCTGGCCACGGAGAAGGACATAGCCTTGACCCGAAAGGGGTCCCCGTTCAGCGGGAGAACCGGGGAGCCACCCGGTAGCAGCGTCAACCAACCCGCCTACGGCGTTTTCAACAGCATCCCCCAGGCTCAGGATTCCGTCTATAAAGCCTTGAATCAGGTCACGTCCAGCGTTGTACAGAGTTCGGCCCAAGTTTCCCAGAGCACGTCCCGCACGTTCTGGCAAGTTCCCTATGATCTCTACTGCGCGGTCGATTCGGTCTGTCACTGCATCAACGGCACGCTGAACCGCGTTCCGAACCGTACTTCTTAGACTACTTCCGAACCGAGATAGAGCGCTTGTAACCCGTCCGGGCATGTTCTGGAAGAACTCTACGATATCTGCAACACGATCTCGGACGAATCCGACCGTGTTCTGTAGAGCCGTGTTAACTACGCTGGCCAGAGTTAGGAAGAATCCTCCGATGGCGTTCAGAACTCGGGACGTTACGTTTCTCGCAGACGTGAGGGCGCTCAGGAAGTCTTCATTGATCAAGCCTGTCAAGGCTCGAATAACGGGCATGACTACGCCTCGGATTACTTCGTTTACCAAGTTACCCAGAACACGAGCGAGACCGCCAACAATTCCGATTACCGCACTGATCGCGGGCATCAGAAAATTGAGCAAATTCGTAGCCAGATCGAGAGTGGCCACGATCAACGGAGTAAGTACGAGAAGAAGGTCAGCGAGAAGAACAGTGAGCTGAACCAGGGTCGGAGAAAGCTCGACAAGTAGCTGAAGAAGAACAGGAAGAGCAGCTTCGATCAGACGCAAGAAAGCTTGAAGAATCGGTTCAATGACCCGAGGCAATGCAGCGAGAATCGGTTGCAAAGCAGTCCGCAAAACTGACACGACTTCGAGAATGGCGGGAGCGAAGAGCTCGAATTGCTGGGCTAGGAACTCGAAGATTGGAGTAAGGCTAGGACCGAGTGCGGCAATCAGTTGTCCGACAACGGGAAGAAGAGGAGAGATAGCGCTAAGGATAGAACCGAGTGCTTCCGCCACAGAAAGAAGGACAGGACCGAGAGCAATAATGATGGGCTCAAGCCCTTGACCGAGACTAGTAACGAGAAGCTGAACGGGCTCAGCCAAAGTAGTGAAGACAGGTGCGAGAACTTCAAGCGCGGAGATAAGAAGCGGAGCGAGCGTATCGCCAACTACGCCCATGGTTTCGACTAGTGCGCCTAGGGCTTCCTGAAAGCCTGTTGTTCCAGTGAATTGGTTCAGCGCATCGAAGACTGATCCGATGACCTGAAACAGATCGTCTCCTCCGACTGACGCAGCATCGAAGAGATTGCCCAAGACTCCGAAGACATCCTGAGCAATAGGAAGCAGAGAGAAAAGAACATCAGCCGCACGTTGAACCGCTTCGTCCAATGCTCCGGATTCGACTGCACTGGAAAGCCGTTCACTGATTCCTGTTGCCGCATTTGCGGCAGCCTCAGTAATCCGATCGAATGCGGGAGCACCTGCCGCCGCGAGTTGACCAAACGCGGTTACGACCTGAGCAGGAACGTCTCTCAGATTGAACAGGCCGTTCGTTGCTCCGCCAAGGGCACGTCCTAGGGTTCCGTCTTCTGCTAGCTCTTGAGCAGCATCGGAAGCTCCCCGAGCCATCTGGTTCAGAGTTATGGCAGTAACGTTAAGACTGCTATCGAGAAGAGGAAGAACGGACGTGGAGAGATCCTGAATCTCACCAGCGAATCCTGCGAAGAACCTTTGCTGTACAGACTGCTGGATACCTACCAGCTCTTCACGCATACCCCTTAGTTCAAGGACAGCGTTCCGTGCAGAAGGGGCGAGACCTTCAAGACTTTCCTGAAAAGCTTCTGCGCTTCCTTCTCCGGTAGCGAATGCGGCCGTAACGGCGTCTTCGACACCGATCATGGCTAGCTGAACTGTGAACGCAGCCTGCCGGATAGCAATCATGCCGGTTGCTGCCGCTGTAGCGGCGGGAGCCACGTTGGATACAGCGGCAGCAAGACCGGCAGCGAGAGGAACCGCAGAACCGAGAGCCGCACCGATACCGGCCAAAGGTACGGCCGCACGCCCGATGGTTCCTAGGATGTTGAGAGCATTCGTGCTGAACTGTCGAAGACGATTCGTAGCTTCGTCATCATCAACGTCAATCCGAACTGGCCCTATGTTAGTCAGGGTTCGGTTGATCGTCTGATTGGTAGAAGCGAACCTTCCCTGAAGATCCCTCAGTCTTCCGTCTGCATCTCGGGTCAACCCGGCAAGAGCAAGGATCGCGGGATCAGTATCCGCAGTAATCCGGATCGTTGCATCCCCAACGAGTCCCCCGCCGGTTGGAGTGGTCACAGCGCCACCCCCTGAGCCCTGAGGAAGCCCTGAGAGGCGTTCTCAGCCCCGTCCCACCACCATGGGGCCTGGGGGTCACGCTCGGGCTCAGAGGCTGGGAGAACGCCAGCCACGCCCCATGACGCCACCCCTAGGCGGCCGTCCAGCGCACGCCGTGCGTCGTCCATGGATTGCCCCTTCTTCGGAGAAAGACGCCTCAGCATCTCGGCATAGATCAGATTCAAAAACTGATCTACTTCGAGGGATTGAAGCTCGATACCCCTACCAATGTGGCTCCCGTCAAGTTCGTGCCAGACTCCGGGTTGGGTTGCCCAGAAGACGAGTCCGGAGATGGCATGGTAGGGCGCTGGCCGTACTGCTCCATAAGCCACACAATGATGTCGTTTAGCTGGTTGATGTCGATAGGCCGTTCTCGGTCTTCGAGACGTCTCAGGAATCGTTCGAACGATTCGGGCTTGAGAACCATCTCAAGAACTTCCCCAAAAGCCTTCACACGTTCTGACGCAGGAAGATTTTCCACCCCAGAGAACTTGACGACGAACTGAGTAAGAACGCCAGCCGGAATAGCGGGCGCAGCTTCGAAAACGTCTTCGTCTACCTGAAATTCGATCTTTTCGCGTTTCCTAGAAAAATCCTTCATGCTCCGGAAGGTACCCCCCGAGAATCCATGATCGTTCCGGACTACGCTCCGTGTCCGAGCATGTATGGGAACAGGGTGAACAGGGAGCCCAGTTAACCCCCGCGTGAGGCTTTTCATTTAGCGGTTAACCGACCCACCCTGTTCACCCTGTTCCCATATACGGTCCGTCACTCTCCGTGGAGGAGGTACCCGGGCAAGGTTGCCCAATTCGGACAAGCGTCGGGAGGGGGTGGTGTCGGGGCGTGTTCTGAGAACGGGGACTTGACATCCCTGCATCCAGGTGTGCTAGACTTCTCTTAATCGAAGAGAGGAACATAGATGAGGCTGACCGAGACGCAGAAGAAGGCTCTCGAACAGATCAAGACGGCGGGAAAGTGGTACGCCTACAACGGGATCTCTCGGGCCACCATCCGTGTCCTTCAGAGGAACGGTCTCATTGATGTGGAGTGGTCTTCTCACACGTGGACCAACTACCGATCGAAGAGCACCCATCACATGTGCGATTGGGTTGCTACGCCTAAGGAGCAAGGATGAAGGCCGTTTCTCTCACTCCGCACATGGCCCAGGCTCTGCGCGTCCTGGACGAACAGGGTTCTCTCAGCGATGCGGACGGCTTCACGCTCAGGACTGCACGCGCTCTTGAGCGGTGTGGCTTGATAAAGATTCGAGTCTGGGCAGCTTACAAGACTCCTCTGTCCAAGCAGAGAACGGGTTGGGGTTGGAGCGCGGAGAAGGCATGAGAGACTACACTCTCGCAGAAGAAATGACAGCGGAAGTAACCGGCCAAACAGTAGAATACATTCATGAGATCATCGAAGTGTATATGGGCTGTCTGTCCGAGATCTCCAAGCAGAGACGAGAGAAGATCATAATCAGAGAAAGGAAAAACAATGAGCGGTAAGCATCGTCAGCGTTGGTCCGACATGGACGACATGACGCCAGCCGAGAAGGCCGAGACGTTCGATAATCTCTACGAAGAGAACAAGGATCGGACTCCGCCCGCGATCGTTGATCAATGGAATGAGTCGGTCAAGAGGCGTGATGAGCGTAGCTGAACTACATTCATACGCGATTGTTAACGACGGAGAAAGTACCTGATTGAGCTTGTTGTCTTGACACAAGACGGATCAGTCGTTAACGTCCGTCTTGATCCAAGGGAAGCCCTAGCGCAGTGCTCCGGGATTTCGGATCTGTCGTACCGTGCTGTACGATTGAACGAGGAAGCTAAGGAACTGGACGAGAAGAGGAAGAAAGCACATGGCACGCACTAAGGCTACTTGGAAGGCTGTCCTTTGGACGGTCGGTATCCGGCGCCACAAGGAAACTCAGTTCGTTGTCTGCCCCCGGCTGACGATTTCTTATCCGCAGAGTGAACATGGACGTATCGTGATTCTTCCTCTGAGTCCCGAGGAAGCCCGTAACTTCGCTGCTGATCTGCTCAAGTATGCAGACAGGGCAGATGAAGAGATGAAGAAGTCATGACTGAAGAAGAGCGCAAGAAGGAATTCCTCGAAGGGCTTGCCCTCTTGACGCGCCGATACAAGATCAGCGTATCGGGTTGCGGCTGTTGCGGTTCTCCGCTCCTCTGGGATCACGAGACGAATTCTGGCCCTTCTATCAAGTGGGACGAGAAGTCAGAGACATACAAGGAGGCTTGACAGATCCCAGAAACCGGGTAGACTAGACTCACGCAAGCGCGACTAGGAGGAACAGACCATGAAAATCACTATCCCGGTTCGCTGGAACACCGATCTCGAAGAGTGGGAGACGTACGGCCTTGTACTTCAAGGTTGGACCGTGGCGAACAACCTTCGCAGGGATTTCACTCACGATGACGTCAAGGCGTATTACGCTCAGTTCGGCAAGTTGGTTCAGTTCTCTGCCTGATACGAGGAACTAAAATGAACTCTGGAAGAGTGCTCAGCTTCGATGCTGACCTGAGTAGGGCTTCTATCCATGATGTTCGAGCCACCTTCTTTGATCTAATTGCGTCTCTTTCACTCCCTGCTAGACAGCAAGATAAAGCCGAGTGGGGCAAGCGGGTAGCGCAGTGTTGGAACGAGCTAGTTCGTAGAGGAGTTCGTCTCTCGCACATGGATTTCTGAGCTTGACACTTCGTTCGGTCCTTCTGTAGACTCTTCATCAGAAGGACCGAACGAGAGGAACAGACCATGAACCCCAGGAACGTGAAACTGAACGAGTTGAAGGCTCAGGCTCGGGAGAACGGTAAGAAGGTCAAGCGCGGTGAGATGGAGTTTGAAGACGCAGTGATGCGGAACTCTTCGAACGTCTTCGCTGTCGAGACCGAAGAGCCTGACCTGTTTCCTAGCCCGGATAGTCTGATTCGTGAGCTTGATCTAATTACCGAAGAGAATATGAACTGACCTCACTTCCTCCTAGAGCGCTTCTCTCAAAGCATCTAGGAGGAAGTTGTTTGCTCGGGTACCAGGGTGATACACGATCTTTGCAAAGACCGTTCTTCCGCCTACCTGAAACCGGAGTGCCTGAGCACGAACCGGCCGGATGACGTGAGGACGGGTTCCCGAGACAACGTAGATCGTTGCCGGATGGTTGCTGATCACATATCCCGTGATCTCGTCTCGTTCCCTGGTGATACGGGAAGTTATCTGTCGGGACATGCTTCCGGGGGCAAGCTGTCGGGCTCGTTCTTCGGCCCGTGCAATCCTGCGCCGCATGTCCCGTTCTACGGGACCCCCAGGCAAGCGGAGGAGTCTTCTCAATCGAGAAGGGGTGAAGTCTGTGGTTATGGATGCCTGAAACATGTGGTAGACTCTTCTCAGGAACAAGGAGAGGAAGAACGATGAACCGTAAGGAACTGTACGGTAAGGGCTACGGCTACGTCATCACGCGCCGGTTGCTTCCGGGCGGGAAGGGCCTCAGGGTTCGCGTGAAGGCGTACGAGGGTCTTCCCTCCAAGTATAAGACTCCGGTTGAGGACGTGTACCGGGACTATGTTTCGGTCGCAGAAGGTGACTACAAGTTCTCCCAGATCATCGAGCAGTATCAGAAGCACATCAGCTCTTGACAGACCAGCTAGAACCGCTAGACTGAGAGCAGACAAGAGAACAGAGGAAGGCCAAGGGACTTCCCGAGTAAGGATAAGGGACCATGTTTCACGTGAAACATGGTCCCTTTCTCATCCCCTCAAGAGACCGACGAACACCCGAAGTTCGTTGCCTACGCATCCCCCGGAAGGTCCCTGAGGCGTCAACGGACGTAGAAGATACTCTAGGATGTCTCGGTTCTCCTGCATCTGGCACAGCGTCTCTCGTACGCTCTGAATCAGCTCATAGGCGTCTCTCAGGGCTTCCTGAGCCGAAGCATCCAACGCAGCGACAGACGGAGCCAGATCGTTACCGCTCAAATCTGTTCCCGGATTCGGTGCGCAGCGTATGAGCTGAATGACAAGCTCAATCACTTCTACACTGGCGTCACAGTTTCCTGCCGGATTCAGGATCAGATCAGGAAACGTTTCGCTCGGATAGATCTGGGCGTAGCTCACTGCGAGAAGTCCACAGTCACACTCATCCCAGGCAATCGCTCCCGGGACTACTCCTGAGCGGTCGGGTTTCAAGGTCAAGTCTGCGTGAAGCGCTTGCCTCAGGGTCTCGGCCAGTACGTACCATTTCATGTCTCCAGAGATCATGAGGCTAGTGTACCTGATGTCCAGTTTTCCGGAAATATCATCATAAAGACGGGCACTAAAAAATCTTGGTTTGCAGGCCCTTTTCGTGTTGACATCTCTAGTCCTGGTTCTGTAGACTCTTCATCAGAAGGACAGAGCGAGAGGAAAGAGGAAATCATGAACGAGGTCTACGGCTTCCAGATCACGACCTTCCAGGGTAAGACCACGAGGAGCAAGGAAGTCACCGTGTTTGGCGGTAACCTGAGCCTGGCTCAGATCTGGAAGACTTGCAATCTGACTCCCGCTCAGCGGACTTCGCTCTTCTGGAAGGGTCAGGTTGACTTCATCGGCCGAGACGGACAGAGCAAGATGAGGGTCTACCTCTACAAGTAACCGAGAGGAAAGGGCCCCGAAAGGGGCCCTTTCCTCATGCTTTGATCTTGGGCATCTTATGATGATAAATCGGACACCCGAATCAGAGCTTGACAGATCGAGGAAACCGAGTAGACTAGTCTCAAGACAAGAGAACAGAGGAAGCGAGGAATCGTGGCTTTCACGTACATGAGCCCTTCTCAGGTCTGGGACAGCAAGAAGGCCCTGATCGGAAAGAAGATGGTTCGGGCCTACTGGTGCGAAGACGACCCTGAGCGATCCCTGTTCGCCTTCAAGACTCTGGCAAACGTCGTGACTGGTCCTCACGCCTATACCCGGGTCTTTGAGGATGGCTCGCGAGATGAGCTGATCAGCTACGATCGGGTTTGTGTCGCAGAATGATTCGGGGCTTCTCCACTTGACAGACCAGAGAAACCGAGTAGACTAGTACCAAGACAAGAGAACAGAGGAAGCGAGGAACATCATGAACCGACTCCGCGCGCTTGAGATCATCCGGCAGAGTTCCCCCGGAATGTGCATCGAGGATGCAATCCAGCTCATTGACGAGATCAACAGTCTCGCCAAGTTTGAGCTTGCCTCTCAGGCTAACGCCCGGTTTGACTCTCAGCTCAAGATGATCCCCGAGGCAACGGTTTGGGCCTCCCAGGAGTTCACTACCGAAGAGCTGAACGGATTCATGATCCAGTGCATCAAGCGTCTTCGTCAGAATTTCGATGGCCTCGGACTCAAGGAGGCTAGGGCCATCATTGACGCTCTGAGGCTCAGCTAAACGAAGAAGCCCATGTTTCACGTGAAACATGGGCTTCTCTCATGTGTTCGTTCTTCGGACTTCGGGTCTGTCTACTGAGTAGACTCGGGATCTCTGCCTGAGCCCGTATGGATTCCACGTGTTGATAAACATGTCAACCAAGTACAGGCCCGTTCGCCCCTGCCGGAACAGTTCTCCGACATCTGGGAACTGAATCGTCACACCTTGTCTGACAAGTTGCTGAACACCTGCCGGTAGTCGGCAATCCCCTCCTAGCGCCCCTCGGATGATCTCGCATATCAGTTCGCCCATGGCAAGAGCCGCTGAATCAGGCACAGGCTCCCCGAAATCAGCCGTGACTGTCCACGTGCCTTCTGCCCCGTCCGGAGCGCTCAGATCATTGCACAGAGGCCACGTGCCCCCATCCTGTCGGACCACTAGCCGGTTGTTGTCTACCCTGTAGGCCCCTGTTACGAGAGGCGTACCGTCTATTACGATCTCACGTATCTGGTGAACCGGACTAGGAAGTCTGAATTCAGAGACAGAAGAGCAGGAACACGTTCCGGGACATCCCCCACACACGAGATTGAACCACTGACCCGCGATCAAAGCAGGCTGAGGGTATGTGCCTGAAGTTGGCCACATGCGCCAGTCATCCGGCCACGGTTCAAAGCAATCTCGTCTACAGGGCCGGAGAGTGATTGTGCAGAGTCCGAACCTCATTCCGGTCATAGCCCAGAGAAGATCCGTGGCCATGCTGATTGCATACCCCGTGATCGGTGCAGCTTCTACCGGAAGATCGCATGTAAGAACATAAGGCCAGAGTTGACAGGGTCCGAAGTCTGCTCCCATTCCTGGGGGAGTACCAGACGGAGTAGCCGGATTGATAACAGGCATAGCTACTCCTTAAGGGGTGGCGAACTTACCGGCATTGATAAAGACTGCCTGTGCAGGATCAGAAAGGTTGGTGGCGGTTCGGGTTACAGCCAAATAGCCGATGAGCGCTCCCGTCGCTGCAACCTGACTAGGTACGTATGTACCAGATCCTACGGCGTTTACCGCGTTAACTAGGCTAGAAAAAACTGTCTGTCCGTACTGAACTACTAGCCGGTTATTAGCGTCTTCGCTAGCAAATAGGTAAATTCTCTGAAGGGTGGAATTGTTTGCTCCTCCGCCAACAGGAGTCAGTACGCCATTCAGATCGTAGTTCGCAGGATCGATAGTTGTTGAAATTGGAGTGGCAGGAGGAAGAATGCCGCGAAGCGCACGACGGAAAGGAGCAACCGTCAAGGCTGGGCTATCGGCAACATGAGGATTGTCAGTAAGGAACCCATTCGTATAATGATTGAAAGATCTAGCGAAGATAGTTCCAGAAGACTTGTTAATAGATAGGTTCGCTCCATTCGCTGAAATTATATTTCCTGAAATACTGAACGATCCTAGCGCTATAAGCAGATCGTTAAACTGGTTAGCCAATTGAGGAAGGATTACCGGTAGGCTCTGAGTCTGGGCAATCTGACCTAGACTAGTATCTAGAAAAGATGCACCCAGAACAATGTACTGACGGAATTGTTCATTCGTCGGTATAGTAGCCTGCTGAAAGATATTTCCGAATCCGTCAACGAGCCACCAAGTAATGCCCCTAGCCTGAGCGGCTGCATCTAGCTGAACCGTTGCTCCAGGGAAATCCACCTTGACAATCGTAGGTGACTGAGGACCGATCTGATTTACAAATGATATATATCCAATAAAGGGGTCGATATCGACAGCTATTGGATTAAGTCCGTTGGGTCGAATATTTCCACCCGAGGCAATACCGGTAGAAAGATCCGCTTGTTCCTGAGACATTCCCACATTAATAGGAAAAGTCTCTTCATCAATGTGAACCCAGTATTCACCCACGCTAGCGTAGAACGTGAGAACGCCGGTCAGAGATGTATTGAGCGGATTAGGTAGCGGAATTGTACCGGCGGCATCTTGCCAGAGCTGAGCCGGAACACTGCTTCCTCGGGGGAAGACTGTGGCCGGAATCGATGCAGCAAGAATCCCGCTGGGATACCAGTAGGTTTCAGAGTACAAAGCCAAAGCCATAGTCTTCCCCCGATTCTCTTAGGCCGGAACGAATTCAGTGGAATTACACTGGATAGTTGGGGGCGGAGTTGTTGCTACGTTCCACAACCAATGTTCATCGGTTTCCACCGTTTCACCCTCTGGAATCCAGGGGGCGCCGATAAGAGTATCCCAAAGTGCGGACGCCCCTCTTGTTTCGGCAATGACCTGTAGCGTACTTCGCCCATTCTCGATCGTGTATTCACCAATCTGAGAAGAGCCCACGTTCGGCCACGCATTGTAAATGAATCGCTGAGTTCCCTCAGGATCACACGCGCCCGCCCCTGCAACTTCCTGCCAGACTTCGAGAGAGAACCGATTCGTAGAAGGACCTTCCGCAACAGCGAAACCGGTAGCTGTTCCCGATCCCGTGATCGGTCCTCCCGAAACCAGATTTCGAGCGGATGTGATCCAGGATGCCCCGAGAACGTTGATCTCACAGAAGTCAATTGTGAGTTGCATTCGAGTGAGAGCGGCGTCATCCCTCTGGTTCACACAGAGAGAACCGTCTGCCGTTCGCTCGACAAACTCTTCTCCTTCAAGGTATTGCGGCTCCTGCGTGACCTGAACGAATCCCTTTGTCACGACAACGAGACTACCGGCGCCCGTGATAGGTACGCCGCAGACGTCAAGAGCGATGATGCGCAAATGGGTTCCCTTAATGGGAGTTGCGCATGTCGAATTAGCCATTGTGCCTACCTATTACGTTGGTGCGCCAAGTTCAATCAGAGCAGCGAAATGACAACACTGGAATCCGAGAACATAAGTCCTCTCGGCAATCATCTGAAACGTATTCTCTGCTCGGTCAAAGGACTCGCGAGCGGCGGTAAACCGCACGTTCCCCCGATAGCCGAACATAGGGCCTGTTCCATAGATCCACGTCTGACCAGCGGGAGGAGCGGAACCGTCCGGACCTGTTCCCGGGTACCCGGTTCCAACCACGATCTGATGACCGGCAGGAGTAAACAAGGCGTTGTCACGTCTAATGGCCAAGTTCCACGCAACGAACGTAGGCAACGCCTCGGGCGGAATGTGAATCAGTCCTAGGCCCGAACGACAATCAGCTAGGCAGTCTTCCAGTTCCCCGAGTCCCCGAGCTACGTCTACGCCCGTGACGCACACAGATGCGGCAGTTTGTAGAAGAATGCTTTCGGCATCATCCACTTCCGCGTTCGCTGCCAGATGCGGAAAGGCTGCCGTCTGTCCCCCGACAACACCCGTCCAGAATGCGGACTCTAGCTGAGTGTTCTCGGAACGGGAGAGAGCTTCCGTCGCTGCTTCCTCGGCTTCTCCGATACCTACGGGGGAACAGTCGAAACGAGCATAGATCGTGATGGGCGTTGCCCCCCGGAACGCCTGAAAGACGTTATCCGTCTTCGTCGGCGGTTCCGGGGGCGCGCCCGTTCCCGTCACGGATATGCACTCATCAAAAGTGGTGTCACCGCGCGGGCAACGCTCGATGTACGTTACTCCATTCTGCCAGTGAGCAGGAGCAGTAGGCTTCTGGACAGCATCCCACAACCCAAAAGGAAGAGAAGTAAATTCAGGAGGATCAACGATTGGTCGTGCTCCAGCCATTTAGATTCACCTCCTTCAATCAGTTAGGGAAGGCATATACGCCTAGAGTCTGCGTTTCTCCTCCGATGGATACGGCCCACAACTCACGTCCTTCAGTAAGCTGGATCATCTGGTCCTTAAGACCGAGAAAGAGAGCAGCGACGTTGTTAGGGCCGTATCCAATTCGGACAGAAGCACTACTAGCCGAGAGGAAAACCATCAAGTCTAGATCTGCTTCTTCGATTACCTTTACGGGCTCGTTTCCAAGCTCAAAGGTCTCACTGACGAATTTAGCCATTATCAGAGGTTCGGGAAAGGATCGATGTTCGTACCGGGAGTGAGCTGAGCCACGGACGTAGCACCCATCACGGAGAAAGTGATTCGGTACTGACGCGACTCATGACCAACACGGGCAATAAGGTGACACTCCTCAGACCATGCAGCGGTGAAGTCGTTCTCAGCGTTCAGAACCGAGTCACGGATAACGCCAAGATCCAGGCTCATACCGTTACCATGCAGGAACGTACCAGCCGCATACATCATCACGTCTACGGTCGTAGGCCATGCAGTCATCGGAGTAGCGTTACCGAACTGACCAGCGCCGCGAACCTGCCAGTCATTTACCCACTGGACACGGAGGTTCCTGTCAACGAAGAACCCGTTGATCATCTCGTCAGAAACCGAGAGAAGATCAACGCCCGTCCGCCAAGCCAGATCCGCCCGGATCACATCCCTGAGCCAGTACGGAGCAACGATCTCGATCACGTCATCGATACACATTCCGTACCGAGCGCGATAGTCCGTTGCACCAAGAGCCAGACCAGAGAGAATCTGCTGAAAAGCGGGCTTGGCCGTAGCCGGAGTTCCGCCACCCGCAAATTCACCCGTAGCAATCGGGGCGGAAGACTGAGCCACCATGAGCGCAATCAGGCGCGCGTTCATCGCGTGCGCGTGGGCGGACATCAGAAGACGCAAGGTGTTCTGAGTCGCTTCCGGATAAGCGTCATCGGTGAGGTTACCGGCAGTCAGACAGATGCCGTAGCATTCGAGACGCTCTTCTTCGAAGTCCGGACACGGGACACGCATACAGGGCTTATTCGGAGAACCGGTCACGGTCGCGATGTCGTCGGCTTCCGTCCAGAGCCACGGAACCGAAGCGTTCGTGAACGGGACAGCGAACGGGGCGAAAGCGTTGTCACCGATCGCATCGGCCAGAGAAGGCGACACGGGGAACCGGATACCTCCTCGGGTCACACCGAATGTCGGAAGGTCAATCAGACCATCTTCACATGCGATGTTGAAGAAGTCGTATCGGATCTCGGACGGAGCGCACCAGCCACCCCCGGCCACAAGAGAGTTCTTCAATTCAGGGCGAACAAGATGAGAGAACAGCTCTTCCACCTGAGCGGGAGAAGTCCTGTCATCTACCGTGTGTTCGAACTGATTCCGAATCGTGGCGACCACATGGCCGTTATCCGTCGAACCAGTTCGAGTAACCGGGACAGCACGCGCCTTACGCGAGAAGGCTTCAGAAAGAGCGTTCAGGTTAGAGATGTTGTTACCCGGGGCAACGCCCGGGATGTCTACACTCGCAGTGATGCTCAGCTTCTGCGTAGGAGTCTTCGGCTGAGGAGCAACCTGAGAAGTCTCGGACAGAGAAGCAACGGCGCGCTTGGGCAGCATCCGCTCTCCGAGAACCGAGACAAGAGCCGCTGTAACACCCTTGGCGGCAGCCTCAGCTACCTCCTCTGAACCCATGACCTTCCCTTCGAGCGGTTCAGTCTCGGGCGTCTCAGAGCCATGCACGCGCGTCCTGAGCGCGCTCATCTGGTCTGCGTTACGCACTCGTTCCTGTTCTGCGAGACGCTGCGCCCGAACTTCTCGGGCAGCGAGTTCCGCCCGGATTCGATCAAGGTCTGCGGTGAGCTGAGCGGCGTACTGAACGCGTTCCGGCGTCACTTCGTCCAGATCGTGAATCCGATCGAACTCGGCAACACCCTTGGCTTCCAGCTCAGACAGCTCTTGATCATTTATAAGCGTTAGGTCCGATGGAGCGGAAAAAAGCTCATCAGCCATGTCATACCCTCCATGGACGAGACAGGCTAAGTCAGTTGTGGTGTCAATGTACCAAGCTCAAGAACTCCGGGCAAAGAGGACTTATCTTGATTAGTTTGATTAAGAGAATAAATCGGACACAAGCAGCTTGACAGGCTGGCCCGAGTCCCCTAGGCTTTAGCTAAATCGATCGAAAGACAGAAAGCAGGAACTATGCCTAAGATCGAAGTTGAGATCACTCGGATTCGAACCGTCACCGAGGCTCTGACCATCGAAGTTGACGTTCCTCAGGAAGTCATCGATGATGACGAACTGTACGAATGGATTGAGGAAAACGCAGACTGGCAGAACCCTGACGGAGAAGTCTCGGATGAAGATGTTGAGCTGAATGGTGTTGAGCAGCTTGACGGCTGATCTCGGTTCCTGTAACCTGGGGACCAGAACCTAGGAACTAAGGAGGAACCATGAAGTACGTCGTTCGAGAGACCAAGTACCGTAAGAGGACTGTCTACGAAGTCAGCCTGACTTTCCCTGACACGAATCAGACTCGGTTCGTCGCTCGGTACTCTCTCGAAGAGAAGGCGAACGAAGTTGCTGAAGCTCTGAACGACGGTCTTCTGTACGAAGTTGAGTGAGGAACTATGATCAAGTGTAAGCATTGTAGGGAAGGCATTCGGGCGGACACAGGAACGAATCAATGGATTCATAGAAATACCCTTCTTCGATACTGTGTCGGAAACGTTCACCAAGCATGGCCCAGGGAATGCCCCGGTTACCGGGAAGAATGTGGGGTTCCACTCAGTACGGATGATGCTGATCTCTGCTCTGACTGCTCTTCTGCCCGACTCAATGACCAAAGCCCAAGGATCAGCCGATGAAGTTCGAAGCAGTCATCCGAGTTTCGTACGAAGTCAGTCCCGAGGAAGCTCAGGGAGCCTGCGGAACTTCCGACCCTGTTCGTATGGCTGAGATCGATTGAGAAGGCTTCAAGGATCACCCCGAGAGTCTTCTAGCCCTAGTCGGGCCAGAAGGTTTTACGGTTGAAGTTCGTCCCATCAAGGAATGAGGAACTGTGTTCGTTGTCATCATGCCCAACAGCAAGAGTAACCCAACCGACATGTACCGAGTCTGTGACTCGGATGATTGGATGAAGTACCACAACGGCGCTGCTATCTCCTACGCTTTCACTGAGCACGAAACGTATCCAGAAGCCGAGGATGCCCGAGACAAGGCTAACCAAGGCTGAACAACCAAAAGGCCCGACTCCTCCAAGTGAGGTTTCGGGCCTTTTGGTTTACCATCATGCTCGCGCGACTAGTTATCGAGGCGGAGCAACGATAACGGGCTTAGGACGCTTCTTGTTGCAAGCACACATTTCGCTATTCACCCCTTCCTAACACGCTCTGCCAACATACCCATTACAATTTTCATGGCTTGCCTCTCGGTCATCTGCTGACTGGTATTCCGAGAAACGGTCGGTCGTCCGGCAGCCACGAGAGCAACCGTCGCACCCGATGCTACACGAGAACGCATACGGGGGACAGGGAAGCCCGGAACGTTCACCGCGAGAAGGCCAACGAGGCGAAGTTTTCCGCCAATCCGTCGCCAGTCTCCCGAGACCTGTCCGGATGCCCTTAGGTCATGAACCTTCGAAGAATCCGCACTCGGCCGGACAGCTC